ATCAGCTGGGTCAAGTTGAGCTGTGCCATTTAAAATTCTTTTTTCTGTTCCTTTTAAAGAACTCACTGTTTTAACAGTTTGATATGGAAGATTTAAGAATGATGAACTAATATTTGTATCATGTATGCGCTTACCGTTTTTTGGTTCAACGATAAAGTCCATAGTTCCTACATCAGTAATCTCTACAACAGGAGGTACTGCGATTCGTTTAACATCTTTATATGGTCGACTGGTATTATTAGAACGAGCAATGTCGGTAAGATATAGTCTAGCTCTTACTTTGCCATCAGCGTTTTCACCAAGTACCTCAACAGTTGATATTCTACATGTACCTACATCATTAACAAAGTCGTTAACATCTTCAGTTGACCACATAGTATAAGTTTGAACATTTGCATAATCAAGTGCAGGTAAACCAAAGGATGTATCATCGATGTAACCTTCAACATATGTTCCTAAATCTGCAGTGATCGCAGTTTTTAATAACTCGCCATTATTTTTATCTATATATGACTCACGCGCACGACTTGCAAAAAGAGAAATCTGCTCAGGTAGATCTACTCTATAACCTTTAACATAAGCAGTTGACGGTTGAATAGTAACAGCATAATCATCGTTAGAATCAGTAACACTTTGATATCCAGCTTCGTTTAAATCTTGTAATGATTTGTATAATCCATTAAATCTACCTACAGGATTTCCATCTTCGCCATCTCCACCCCAAATATCGCGAACTTCTAAACTAAATGGATCTAAAACATAATCACCAGATTCCTCTGATGTTCTTGTTGCAAAAATATCGTTTAGCGGGCTTTCATTATTTTCAACTTTTGTTTCTAAAATAATATTAGAATCTTGAATTTCAAGTATAACAATATTAGATAGATCCAGAGTTTCGTCTTTAACGAGAGCTAGATTAAGTGAAATTTGATAACGATCTGCGCCAGGCGCTGCATAGTTAGGAAACCCATTTGAGTTATCAAGAAGAGTTTGGTCATCATTATAATTAACGGTATCTTCTCTTACAGTTAATATAAGATAGCCGGAATATACAAATTCATCGTCATCTAATGCAATCGCTGTAATTTGTTCTTTAACAGGAACACAATTTCCCTTTATGAAAAATATACCATTACTGATACTTGCGCCAACTGCTAAACCTTGCTTAATAACTCCAGCAATAAAGGATGTATCAATTTCTTTATTTTCAATTGTAATATCAGTCGCACTAAATTCACCGAGGTTTGTATCATCTTCGCTAACAGTGTCGGCAGTATAATGAATAAAAAGCCTATATGTTTTACTAGGGTTTTCTGATTCTTCATTAGCTTCTAAAATATCAACTTTGTTTATACTAGCAGTAAGCGTAGTATTAATCTGTTGTAATTCTATATTAGCTAAATCAGTTGACCATAATTCAAATGTCGATACAAAATCACTAGGTACTTCTACATCGATATAACGTAAAGTATCATCAAATGAAGCGCCTCCTCCTACAATAGGAGAATTAGATTGAAACAAACCCTGGCCAAGTTTATCAACCTGGCTTTGCAAAATTGATTGTGCCTGATTTAATTCCCTAGCTTGAACACTTTGGCCTGGCTTAAATAAAATTCTTAAATAATTTTTATCTTCAGGCGTTAATCCATTAGCATCAGGTGTATTAAAGTCGTCATAATAATTTTCCGGATATATTGTAATTGACATTTTATAATTGTATAATTAGTTTTAATTCTTCGTTTTGGCCTTCTTCTCTTTGAATGCCACTTCGGTTATCCAAAAATAATACACTACCTGAGTCTCTTTCATATGAAGGCTCAAAGAGTTCCTTAATAGTGGTTCCTGTATATTGGCCAACGACTTGACTATCTGGAGACTGAAATGTTAGTTGCTCTCCTAGAGGATCTATATCGGTATATCCGAATTTATGATCTGTATAATAATAATATGAAAAATACGATAATGGTGATTGAGTGGTATTAGAATCGACAGTCTGAATATAAGCAATTACGCCGCATTGTTTTCCATTTTGCCAAATCTTCCAACCTGGCCCAATTTCAATATTATCAATTGATGGGATTATTTGTTGAACTGGATCACCTTCACCTTCTAATTGGAAAAACCGCATTGGCGTAACAAAGTCGTCGTTAAGTATAGGATTACCTGCTGTTGATGACAACGGATTTTTAACCAAAGAGATTTGATGATACTTTGTATTATTAGGAACAAACGGCGCAAGACTGGTGTCTGCAAATAATCCAACATACCAGCTTGGCAGAGTTTCGCTTTTAATTCCACCGAATCCAGTTAAAGGAGCAATAAGAGGAATTATAACAGCCTCTTGTCTTTCACTAACAGCAGGCCGCACGTCACTTTCAAGTTGTAATATATTATCGGCATCGCCTGGATTTGTTTCATTAACTAAAAGAGGATCTAAGACAAGCTTGGCTTTACTAAAGCCCCATGCGGCAATTTCTTGGCTTACTACTCCAGCACCACCGTCTGCGTAATCAATTTCATATGGAAAATTATTATCTTCTTTATAATATTTTACACTAACAATTTTAGCAGTATCATTGACAGGATCTGCTGAAAGATCACCCGAATCAATCGTAATTTCTAATGAAACTGTAATTTCTTTAGGATTACCGTTAAGATCTAATCCAACCAAAGTACCAGTATAATCATTACTCGTACTTTCGTTCAATAAAGAAGGGTGGCGATAAATATTACCTCCATTAATAACTTTAAAACCATAAACGGCTCCAGCAGTAATATCAGAAGATGTCGTTGAAGATATGGTTGGTAGTTGGTCATCCGTAACTGCAATGAACGAACTTGTATTAATTGATGAAAACTGGTTATATTTTCCTAGGTAAGTCCAATCATATTCTCCTTCACCACTTGTATATAATCCATAATTATTAACCTCTTCGGCCGCGACCGGCGCAAAGGAACCGGCAACGGTCGCGTCACTTGTTTTACCAATACATAAAAATAGTTTATCATCACCAACTGTAATATAACACGGCTTTAACCCTGTGTCAGGACAACCATAAAAACAACTTGGGTCAAATGGATCATAAACTTTATACGAAGATAATACATCATATGGATTTTTAGGAATAACATTAGTGATATTATTACTTGTTATTTTAAATAATCCGGTAAGATGCTCAAGAGTTCGTCTTTCATCTCCGAATGTACCGTTTGGAAACGGTGATGCGTCGTTACTGGAAAAAACGTCATCCCATGGATCTTGTTGACCAATACCTATATAATAATTATTGGTTGCAAAATCGTCCGAAAAAAGTTTTTTCGTATTCTTTCTAAATTGTTCTGTAATAATTGCGGCCATTGTTTATATTTATACTTTTAATATTTATTTTTTTATTCATTAATTTGAATTACTTTCAGTTGCATACCAACAAATTAATTCTGAGGCAGGACCTGGTTCAAAATAAACTAATGAATTGAGATAATCTGAATCTGATATGAAGACATCGTTAGCATTTAAGTCGTCTAAAGCGCTTCCATATTCAACAATATCTTTTATATATTCTATATTTTTAATATATATTTGATATTGTGCTGTTGATGGAATTTCGTCAAAAAACAATTTTAGTGTATTATTATCTATTGCTTTCCCTTGAACATAAATAAGGTCGCCTGTTGATATCTCTCTGGCAGTATACATAATGTTTGAAGATCCAATGTTGTGGTTAATTTCAATTTCATTATTAATTCCATCGCCAATATTAAATATTCTATCACTTGGCTCAGCATCATAAAATACTGAAACCTTTAAAGAATCTGGAGATAACTCTGGTTTTTCATTAAACGATAGTTCTAAATTATTTGAATCAACCGTTCGGCCGCTTACCATTATATTTTGTTTAGCGATTAATTCGCTAACGGCAAAAATAACATTTTCATTATTAAGATTATGGTTAACGTTATATGTCCAAATACTATTATCTGCTGGCTCAATCGCAGTTCCTGAATTAATTTTAATTGCGCTTGGATTACGAGCCAATCTTAATGTTGAATTAGTGCCAAAAAGTTGTGGCGCTTGTTGAAATCTAGTTGATTTACTTAAGTTAGATACATCATATCCCCATGATCCACCGCGGATGACTCTATTTGCTTCAGGATTTACTTTTGCGACACGAAGACCTTTCGACGGGCTCCCGGTATTTGCACCGGCAAACTCACGCTCGGTATTTATCAAGTTGTTTGCAAATAAACCAAAGCTACCGCCGCGGTGTACCCGATTAGCAAGCACGTTAACGTTAGCGCCATCAAAAGTATTCTCCGTATGTTCGTATACATTACCACCTTGTCCCATTGTACCATAAGGACTGAGCCCACCAGCCTCTGTGACATCAGCTGGGCTTAAAGGTGTTACACCGGCACCGACAAATACCGCGGTATCATCAACAGTTCCAGATGTTACAGCTGTTGGAGCACTATCACTGCCTGTTGGATATAACCAATAACCAGCGTTAGTACCGCCACTCTTATAATAAGCGGCTTTATACCACTCATTTTCGTTCGGTATAAAGTATTTTGCGTCTTTATGTCTGAATAGATTTTCGCCGTCGGTTTGCCACGCTTCGCCAGAAGTCCAAACCTCAATATTTGTAGAACTGCCAGGTGCAGTAAAATTATATGCTGGCTGTATACCCTCTCTTTCGTTAAGCCAGTTAACATAACGAGCACATTCGTTCCAAGTTATGTCTGTAGCTGGTTTATTAGCGCCACGAAGAGGTGAGGTAAGTGTAATCGGTTGAAGATTATTTGCGGGGTCTGCATTATATTCAGCAATGTTACCTTCAGTAATTTCAAACTTACTGATATCATATGCATATGATACATCACCATAGCCGGTGGTATCAGCGGCGTTACCCTCATCGCCAATAGTTACAAACGTTAACTCTTCTAAAAGATCTATCGTTGAGTTAGCGGCATCTTCAATAAATTCATAAGCATTACCACCCTGACCCATAGTACCATATGAACTTAATCCACCTGCTTCATAAACAGATGCCACCGTATCATTGATTGGATCTTGGTCAAATACTGCGGTTCCTTCATCGGTTCCACTTGCAACCGCAGTTGGTGGCGTATCGCTTCCTGTTGGATATTCATAATATCCGCCCAAACCTTCTCCGTTTTTATTAGGATCATAATAAGCAGCTTTATACCATTCATCTTCGCTTGGTATGAAATATCTTGCGTCTTTATGCCTAAACCGATTACTAGCAGACCATGAATCTGCTAAAGGCCATAATTCAATAGGGTCGTTATCATTTGAAGTTGTAAAGTTATATGCTTCATGATAACCATATCTTACATTTAACCAATTAATAAATCTTGAAAATTGATTAAAACTAAAACCTAAAGGTGAACTATCAGGATCTCCTGAAATAGGCAATGGTGCATCCCACCATAATTCAATATCTGATATTTTAATTTCATATTTTGCTATTTCATAATCATATGAAACTGAACCATAACTGCCATCTGCTGGGTTATTAATATCTTCTATTAATACATAATCATTTCCACTTATTATAGTGTCATCTCCATCAAATATTTCAGTGAATCCATTATTAACTGGTTGGTTATTATTAATGGCTTTAAAAATAGTAACATAATACTCATTTTCTTGTGGAACCTCCGAAAATATAAATGAAATTATATTTTCATTAAAAACTTCCCATTGAACAATATCATTTAATTCACCGGTTATAACATTATGAATAATTGGTATAACATTCGTTGTGCCTAAATTATGAGTAATTGGTAAGACACTATTAAGCCCATCTCCAAGTTTAAATGAAAGAAAGTTTTCTAAAATTCCAGACGAGCTTGCTTGCTTAATATAAATTTCATATTGCTCTGAAGAAGGTGGAGTATTAAATTCTAATTTAATATTATTGTCATCTATAACTTCGGCATATACAAATTGAACAGCGTCACCGGTTGAGATTTCTTTTAGAGCAAAAGCAACATCTGCATAACCAATTCCATGATCAACTATTATTTCGGTATCAATGCCATTACCAATACGGCTAGAAAAATCGTTACTTTCTTCGTTATAATATATTGTAACATAATACCCACCAGGAGACGCCGCCGGTTCTTCAGCAAACGTTAGTCTTAATATATCATTATTAATATAAGTGGCATTAGGTAAAACAAATTCGTTAGTTTCTAAGTCTCTAACAGAGAAAAGTAACTTATCATGCGAAAGGTTATGACTTATATCTTTAATCCAATATGAAGTGCCATTAATGTCGGTTTCAATAGTGTCACTACCTTCAAAACTTTCAACGTAACCATTAGTAAATTCTGTTATATCAACTTTAAAAATATAAGCGCTATATTCAGAAATATTTGGAGCTGAATCAAAATTAAAAACAACAGTATTTAAATCGGTAACCTCAGTATGCGCATAAACAGAAAGTTCCCCTGTAATATTATTCTTAAGTAAAGGAACGATATCATATGTATTAAAATTATGTATAACAGATAAAGAAGTATCTATTGAATTACCAATTGTAATTTTTTTGCGATCTCCAGCATCAATCACTTCATTTGTATAATCAGCCCAAGCATTAAGATCAACAATAGGAGTTTCATTGGGATCAATAATACAAGTATAGGAACGAGAAAAATCATCAACCGATGTATCATAACTCCAACCGGCAAATCTAGTATTATTATTTTCAACAGTTCTCCCAGGATTAAACTCTAATTCAGTCCCACCAATTGTATAATCTGAATATCCATCGGTATACGCGCCATGCTCTAGGTATTTACCGATTCCTCTATAAATATCATCCCACCGCTTTACTTGGCCATAAGGCTCGTCCGTAATTAAAAGCGATATTGCATATGATGCGTAAATCGCTTTTAGGTTATATTTAGAACATTTAGAATTAATCGTGTTTCTTAAATATTCAATGTAATGTACGTTACTATTATATAAGACAGTAAATACATAAACCAGTCTTAAATCAATACATGGCTGGAATAAAGGACTATGCTTGCCAACCGCTTTTTCCCAATCAATACTTTCCCAAAAATCGCAAGGATCTTCTGGCAGTTCTCCATCTTTTAGATATTTTGTTAATACTCCACACCCGTCATTCCACATTGTTTCCAACGCAGTATCTCCACCAATTGCACTAATTGTTAATGCTGTGAAAAACTTTAATCCGGCTGGGTGAACGAATTTTTTAAATTCGCTTTTCCATTCTGCGGCATCTCGGTTACTACTGATTAAGTATGAAAACTCTTGATATCTATAGCTGTCTCTTAATTTAAATTTATCAGATGATACGGATTTATCATTACTTGTATCGAAAATAAAGTCCTTTGGATATATTAAGGTTACAACTTCATTATAGAATATTTTAAAGAATGTATAAACGCTTTCTTCACTACCTCGATTAGTATAATAGTTTGCAATTATTTTAAAAAGCCTTTGCCGATCTAATGTTTCAGATTGCGGAATGTTCGGAGCAATAACTCTTTCAATTGCGTCTAAATATTTTTCACTTGCTAAATCAATATCATGAGATGATATTAAATTTGAAATTTCAAAGGAGGGTCCTAGTTCAGTATTAAGATGTTTATAATATTCTTTAATTAAGACTATAAGTTTCTTAGACTCACTTTCAAAAAAGTCAGGAAGAACATCTGATGCAGAATAATTTTCTACAGCCTTTGAATTACCACTAGCTACGCTTTGAATCATTTAATTAACTTCTTTCTCTTGGGAATGCTTTATAATCAATTGACTGAGTAACTCCGCCTCGAGCGATTTCATCAGGATTTGCAATTATCCTCGTTGAAGTTTCATCAATCCTTAAAAGGAAGTTTCTAGTTCCAACAACATCATTAGATTTAGGATGCACCATTATTTTTAATTTAACAGGATTATCTGCAAATATAGAACGAAGCTTTAATACACCGGTATCTAAATTTAATTCGCCAACATCCCTAATCTTAGTAATAGAATTTTGCTCGCCCCTCTTATAAAGAAATATATTTCTTTCACGAGTTGAGTTTATTTTTGCTTCATCTCCTAAAAATACGAGCTCTCCATTTTCAGTCCATGGAATGTCTGATGATGTTTGTACTAAAACGGTTCCATCATCAACGGTTAAAGGAACACCAAACTCAATATTAAATACATTTTGGCTATTATCATCAGGAATATCAATTGTTTGTTGTACAAATACCCTAACGTGAGTATTAAGAATAGCACGTGACGCATTATCAACTGCTCCAACAAATTGAGAATACCTAAAGATAGTATCAAACTTATTTAAAACATTATTGTTATAAGGTATTAATACCTCTCTTTCAACAACGGCCTGCATTTCATTTGTTACTAAACTCGTAATGTTTGTATCATATTTAAATAATACATCAAGAACAATATTAATATATTTTGCATCAACAATTTCTGGTTGAATAGATAGAATTTTTTTAGTATTAAGATAATCTACTATTTCTTTTTTATTTAAATTACTAAGCTTTTCATATTGTTGGCTATTAGAAAAGCTATCAAGCGCAATGAAGATTTTACCATATTGAGGAGGAATGTTGTCTTCACCGCCCCACACACTTGCGCTTTGAATATATCCAAACTTAGAAAGAATTAAGCTTCGATAATCATCTGCAGTAACCGCTCTGTTTTGAGTAGTAAAAGAATTGGTTGAATTAATCTTTAATTCATTATTTGATTCTTTAACAGATCCACCAAAGACTCGAGCGTTATCTTTAATACCTAATGAAATTGGTTTTCCAATAGGACTATTATTATCATTAATTTGGTTAACTGAAAAAGGAGAGTTTAAACCATTTGCCGCCGTTCCCTGGGTGGTTAAATATTCAATTTCAATAACCTGGCCAGAAGTAAGGTTTTTACCAAAAACGCCATTACCGAAATATATTTCATATCTTCCAAATGAATTTTCAAATATAAAGTAAATTGTAGAATCTTCATTTACATCGCCAATATTAGAATAACGATTAAATACAACGGCGCTTCCTTCACTTTTGTTTGTTGTAGGATAAACCCTAACAATAAGAGTACTTAAATCGACGTCTTCATCTATAATTTCATACCTAGATCCATCGTCACTAGCATCTACAGCAAACGTTCTTGAAATTAAGCTGCCTTCTCTTGCAACAATCGGGGAATCCTCTGTCGTTTGATAATAAAAACTTCCGTCATCTGCTATTTTTTCAAGACGAATAATATCATCGAGAACAACAAAATTAAATGATTCTTGGTTAAATTGAGATGAAAATATACTACCCTTTGGAATAACATATTCAATCGGAGAGTCTTCTTCTGCTTGAAATTTACCGTCAAGAATAGCAATTGGCGCACTATAACTACGAGGAACATATCCTAAAAGTTTTGCAGAACTAACAATACTTGATCGTATTTGCGCACTATCAATAAAGCTTTCATTAACTGCCATGTGAGCGGTTACCGCATTATAATGAGTATTATATGCTAAAACATCAATCAGATTATTTATGTTTGAACTTTCAAAATCCCAGTCAGTCAATTCGGACTCACCATTTTTGAAATAATCAATAATGTTTTGTTTAATAGTTTCAAAATCTAATTCTGAAACTTTTAGTTGTTCTCCTACTTGTGCCATAAAATTATCTTAATCTGTTTAATGTAAATGTGACTTCTTCATCTGTATCATATCCTGCTATAAATACTATTGATACGTCGTAATCTGTATCAAATTGTCTTTGAAAAACTTCAACGCTCTTTATTTTTACTCTTGGTTCGAGTCTAGATAAAGCAATTTTGATTTCGCTTCTAATAGAAATTGCCGTAACCGGAGTAGGATGTTCAAATAAAAGGGTTTGTATTTTAGTCCCAAATGAAGGATTAAATGCTCGTGATCCTGCTGGAGTTAAAATAATATTTCTTATACTATTTTTAATAGCGTCAATATCGGTTGCTAAAATAACTCTGCCAGAAATTGGGTGAGTTAAACTATCACTAATATCACTATAATATCTTTCTGAAATAACCTTTGGCGAATAACCAGGTGAGTTAAAGTCTGACAGAATGGTGTTCATATATTATTTATTTATAATAAAAAATTAGCCCCACTTTTCCTGGGCGGTTGTATATAATGATGATACTTGTGTTCCACTTGAATATAAGTATGCTTGAACGCTTTGTAGTTGTGTTTTACTATATGCTTCAACATGTTCAGCTCCAACATATAAATTTAATAATGAAAAATCTTTAATTCCTTCTGCAGCATCAACAACCGTAACTAATCCCTTTGAGTTTATTCCAGCAGGATCATATATAGAACCATCTCTATTCTTTAATTGTAAAACGGTTCCTCCTTTAAACTTAGTGCTTGATACACTATATCCAGATTTTAATTCCTGATTATACACGCCGATAAACATTGAATTATAACTACGAGTTCCCAATTTAATTCCAAATTGGTTACTTAATCTATTAGTGTCTTCTTCAATATTTTTATTTCTTTCGTCAATCCAATAATCAATTAGTTTTTGAGGACGATCTTCAGGAGCTATTAAAAGGAATCTTAAATAATTCCAATCAGGACCACCATAGATTGTTATACCAGTTGATGCTAAAGCACCTATTGAAACAGTTCCCTTTGTTATTTTACTATCACCCGCCTTTTTATTTGATGTTGGTGAAAGAATATTATCAGGAATATTAAAGAAGTTATTACCAGTCCATGATTCAGGGCCTTCTTCCGCTTTTTTAATTTGAAAGTGTTTACCTATTATTGAGCCATCTTTATTTCCAAGATCTGTTAATTGAGTAACTCTAGTTTTAAACTCTTTCTTATCTTCTGAACTCCATGTTTTTTCATTCTTTCTCAGTTCTTCATCTGCTGCTTGTTGTAAAGCAGTTATAGGATCTTGACTACGTTCTGTAGCATATGGTAATACCTCGGGCGCTCTTGTTCCTGCTAATGAATCATGATAATCCCGCCCAATAAATTGTAAACTTGACATCATACTCATTCCGCTTTCAGTCTTTGAGACGTTTGTTTTATCGTTAACAACATCGCCCATTCTAGCCATCGCTTGTCGATAATCGGCTTTAGCTTCTTCAGCCGCATAGTTTACATTAACCGGTGGAGTAAAAGCCGGAAAGGGTTTTGGCTGTTCATTTAAAAATTTACCTGGTGCAGGAATTTCTTTTGCATTACCATTTGCATCAACTTTAAAATTAACCATACTACATGGATCAAAAGATGTAATGTTATCTACTAAACTGTTTAAATCTTCAACAGCATCTCCGAATTTTGATTGTATATTCGCAATAAGTGGAATCCTTTCAAGAATACCGGCGCCAGCCGCTTGCTTTAATAAGTCAGATAAGTTCTTTTCTTTTAACTCATTTATTTCATCACCCATCTTTTTGACGGTGTCAGACATTTCTTGCATCTTAGCAATATTTTTACTTAAGTCTTTAGCTGCTGGAATTTCCGAAATTGCTTTTAAAACTTGCTCTTGCGCATTATCTAATACAAGATTATCAATATCCTTAAAACAATCGCCGGCGGAAGATACTTGAGAGATAGCTTGATTTAAACCTATCCCACTTAGCTTGTTTCCAAACCCATTTACATTAATAGCCATATTATTTAATTATGCGGGGCCTCCAGTTGAAGAACCGTGAACTCCACCATACGGATGGATGTGTGATGATAGAGAAACAGCCGGACCAAATACATCTGCGTAACCGGTAATTTTTCCATCTGCTTCAAGAGTTGAGTGGTTTTGTTGTGCAGCAGCAACATCAAGCTGATCAAGCAGCCATGTTTTTTGTTCAACAAATAATTCACTACCTGAAAAACGAAAAGTGCCGCCGCAATCAAAATTAATACCATTTGCTATTCCAGCGTCAAAGGATTGTCCTGCAAGTGTTATTGCTCCATTAGGAACAGCCGTAACTTTTGATCCATTAATAACCTGCGTATCATTTATACCAGTGAATCCAACTTTATTACCGGCAACGTAAGAATTAAATTCTGATCCAAGTACTTTATGACGATGAGCGCCATTAATAGTTTCCTCAGCATCAGCATGAACATTTAATTTATAATTTTGTCCAGTCTTTAAACCAACATCACCCGTAACTGCTTTAAAATCGTTTCCATCAACACGAGTATCAACATTACCTTTAACATTAACATTCATGTTTCCTCCAACATTAATATTTAAATCATTTGTTACATTTAAGTTACACGAATCGCCAATAACAACTGTAACGTTACCACTTACTACAATTGTCTTATCTTTAAATACTGCAGTGTAATCATCGCCTTCTACAACAACAGTCCTTCCACCTTCTGGAGTAAACTCCTCAAAAGTTCCGCTGGCGTGAGTTCTTTTAATTCTTTCAACTGCTAAAGTATTATCTTCAACAAACTGATGGCCACCTAAGGTCTTCCTTAATGATACGGTTTGAGAGCAAGACTCTAAGGCGCCCATACTCGTAGGCAAATTAAATTCGATTTGCCCAGGAGAAATGTTTTCAGATTCTGCCATACTCTTTATTTATTTATGCAGTTGGAGTCCCGGGTTGACCAGTTGCTATAGTTCCACTTGGAGCCATACCGCCCCTCTCAGGCGATGCTGCAATTGAAATTGAATCTGTAATTAAACTTAGAGCTCGTTTTTTAATATAAACGCCATGGCCTTCACGTGATCCTGCTGCGTTTGTATTACCTTCAATGCATTGCACATATCCGCCATTTGAGTTTTCAATAGCCATACCAATATGAGAAAATTTAAAAACAACAATGTCACCCGCATATACGGTTTGAGGATTAACTCTGCGTTGAGCAAGGTGAGGGTGTTTATTAGCCCATTGCCTATAAGCAAACGCACTAGCGGTCTTTGGTCTATCTTTATCTTCTAATACGCCTGTTTGTTCTACAATCCATGTTACAAATGCTGCACACCATGGCTGACGACTAGAATAACCATCCCATCCGACAGAATCCCAATATTTTTGCAGCCCTGGTCCTTGATTATTTCCACTTGTTTCTCTTACTTGTAATTGGCTTTTACAAAGTGAAATTATTTTTTCTGCTGGACTACCAGCTACAGTCGCCGGAGCAGGGAACCCATCCCATCCACTATTGGCTCCAACAAAACCGCCTGTTGCCGCAGATGTTCCACCACTCACTCCCATGCCGGTTTCACTATTGGATTTAGGGTATGCTCCAATAATAACAAAATCTTGATAATCACCCGGGTCTCTGAAAAAACCAGTTACCCATGATCCTTTAATTAGTTGAACATTGGTAGAGCCAACGCTAGCAACACCGGCACTATCCACTGGAAGTAAACATGTAGCCCAAGGTAAATCTTCGGTTGGAAGCGCCAACATATCGGTTGTATGATACTCAAGGCATCGAGCTTTTACTCGGCCCATACTTAATGGGTCGTTAACATCTTCAACCACGGCTGTTGCAAATCCTTCTATCATATTAATTTATTTTTTAGTTTGCAGCGGTTTAATTAATTTCAATTTAGTTGTATATTCACCATTCTTAAATATATGAATAGCAACTGCAATTGTATAATCGCCTGATAAATTTGAATCTAAATCGGTTATACCAACTTTACCGCCATCTATCGACTTACCGCCATCTGCCGCAGGAATATTAATTGTTATTTTTCTTCCTGGATTTAAATTAAAATCTCCATATAAAGTACATGAGTGAGAAATATTTTCCGATAAAGATTTAAAAAACATTTCACGCTGACTATAAATTTCTTTAATATCAATCGTAGTTAGCGTCCCGGGCGGGAGGTCTTCATATAAAGGAGCGGGCTTATGTAAAAAGATATCTTTATTTTTTGCTAAGCTCTTCGCTTTAAAAGCGTCATTAATGATAGCTTCTTTAATTCCTCCTGTGGCAGATGAAATAATACCTGTAAATATATTGTTACTTTGTTTTTTATTATTTTGAGAAGAGAAACTAAACGTGCTACCAAGCGTACTTTTATTATTAATAGTTTCTTTATATTTTCCTTTTTTATTTTTTAAAATTTTAGTAACCTGAGATTGAAACTTATCCATTGAATACTTAGGATCGTTAAGTTCTTTTGAAGGAATAAACAAATTAGCGTCTACCTCTTCAGCCGCAACGTAATTCTTATCATATTCAAAAACATTTAATTGGCTGCCATAACCGCCTTCGCTAATTTCTTTTAGCTTATTTAATTTTAAAGATGACGAAAAGGATATTATTGTGTGTAATACATCCTTTTGATATTCATCAGTTCCAGGCTTTCCTTCAAAAAACTTTTTATAAACATAAGGTTCTCCTTCAGCCCCTGTGTTAAGAATCTTTTCCCATGAAGTAATTAAAATCTTATCTTTAAATTGAGTGTTTATTGTTTGCCACATAAAGAATGGGCTAAACTTTAATTGAGATCCGCCTTCATCAGAAAACGCTTTTGATAGGACCCATGAAATTGCTTGTAATGGAGTCTTCTTTGTTAGAACTGTTTTAATTTTATGAGGGCATGTCCCATTAACAAGAATATTACTTTTTGGAACTCCTAATTTACTTTCATATAATTCTTTAACAATATCAAATATGTTTCCTTCAATAGATTCAGATATCGTTTGAATTTTACTGAAATAGCCAAATGGTGTTATAAAGATAATATCATATTCTTGAATGTGAATTCCATCAGCAGACTTTGTATATGTTGGATATTCTAAAGAAACTAAAGTAAGATCAATTGATTGTTGATCATTTGCGGTTTTCTTTATTAATGATAACTTTAAAATTTCCTTTCCAGATATTTTAAACTTTTGGAAAAAATCATCGTCATCTGACACTGAAATTTTACATGTAATAATAGGAGAGTATATTTCTTCAATAATTTTAATAGATGAAACAATTTTACTGAAGTTTTCTTCTTCAATACCATCTTCATTGATTAAAACCATTTTAACGATTTCATATGAAGCTGGCACTGTTGAATTACCATCAGCATCAAGCGTTTTAGGACTATGGTTTTCAGGCCGATCCTTATCTACATTTAAAATTCCCATTTATACTATGTTAGTAAAGTTCTATATTGATATGTTAAGTCAGATAAAGATTCTTTCTTAGGAACAATAATGTCTTTCTTGCGCTCATTAATTATTCTTTCATATTCAATAAATGTTATTTCTTGAGGAAAAGATATCTCTTGATTATAGATTGCATTAGTAACTACATCATAATGAGAAATTATTTTTTGATTTAATAACGTTTCTCCTTGTACAAAATTATCATAATATTGATAAGACGCGTTTTTCAAAAATTCGTGAGATAATCTGATGTTATAATATAAAGGAATAAGAGTTTTGCCACCTTCGGTTATTGTTTGATTAAATGTAGATTCTTCAATAATTTCTAACCATTCTTGTCCAAGAGGCGAGCTATCTGCTTCTAAATATATAATTCCTAATGACTCAGGCTGAAAAGCATTATCAACAATTTTATTTCCGATACCTAATTCCGTTATATAATTATTTGTTCCTTTTTCAAGTATAATACCAAATCGGTTATTATCAACATTTTTAATTTTTAAATCGCTTTTCTGAAGGTCATCATTAATGTCTTTTACATATATATTAATAGAAGAGTAATATTTTTTATTAAGAGGTAACTTTTGAAAGAAATAGTTCTGTGAATGCCTTGTAGAATTTGATATAGTTGGCATCGGCTCTGGACAAATAAAACTATACCCGTCATATTCAGATTCAATCATTCTATCAAATTGAGAATTAGAAAGAGGCCAACCTTCTATACCATTTCTCAATGAATTATTATATAAAAAGAAAAGCCAATAATATTGTGGATCATTATATAAGTTTAAAGAAACAGTGTCGGGCCGTTCGCCATCTTTAATTGAATATTTTAAATAGCGGACGCTAGTTGATTTATCTTTAATGATAATGTTTTTAGTAATATCAATAACTGTATTAAAATCGCCTTTGCCGCTAAAGTCGTATTCGACGGTATCAAAGTAATCTAAATATTTTATTTTTCTTGGTAAAGCCATGATGATTTATATGTAATAGTATTAACCAATTTCCAAAATATCTTTTCGAGTTAGAGCCTTGGTCTCTGTAAAAGTAAAATTAATATCATATTCAACAGGGTTACCATCTTCAAAGAAAGCGTTGGCGGCGCCGTTATATGTTGTTGAAAAAGACGTTAAATAACATTCTCCAAAATTTGGAAGGTTTGGTGGTTGCTTACCATTCAATACTGCGTATGATATACTCCATTTCGGCGGATACTTTAAATATAACAATTCACCTTCAGGATATAAATTAATTCTAAATAAGTCAATAATACTTTTAATTGAGCGAGATTCTCCTTCAGAAAATGGAACTAGTTTATATTGAAAAGAAAAGCTTCTAACATTAGTTCCTGTAAATTCTGTTGTTGTATTAGGATTAGCCGCTACACCTCGTGCAATGCCAAAAGCTTTTCCAACATTACCTAGCTTATCTTTAAGAAGTGCTGTAGCAGTATTACCAGCGCTTTCAAGACTTCCAACATTCGCTCCTAATTGTTTTTTAACGTTATCAACCGCTCCTTTAACTCCACCTGATCCAGCAGATTCAAAGGTATTTAATGCAGTCCCACCTAATGCTCCTAATTCAACTCCTGCGTAATTAGCAGAATCTGATATTTGTAAACCAACCGGCCCTGGGAAAGTGGCAGATCCATTTGTGCCTCCACCGCTTCCTCCTTGTAAACAAGTAAATGTTATAACTGGTCTTCCGCCTTGCTCTTGAATGTTTTCTGGAAAATATAAGCTCATATAAATACTATTATTATTATTTATAAGGAAAGATGAAGTATTATTCTGGCAGATTTAGACCAAAGAACATTCCTAAGTATGCAGGAGACTATACTAAGATTAAGTATAGATCACATTGGGAAATGCAGGTTTTCAAGTGGTGCGACACTCAATCTCAAGTTCTAAAATGGAGCAGCGAAGAAGATATTATTCCTTATCGTTGCAAAACAGACGGAAAGATGCATCGATATTTTGTAGATCTTAAAGTTACTTTTAATACAGGCGATACTTATTTAATTGAGATTAAACCAAAGAAACAAACCGAGGAACCAAAGGTTAGATCACGTAAAACTAAAAAGTATATAAATGAAGTGACCACATATGCTAAGAATATTAGTAAATGGGAAGCTGCTGAGAAGTGGTGTAGCAAGCGTGGATATAAGTTTGCGATTTGGACAGAAATCGAAATAAAAGGTCTAGGAATAAAGCTTTTAACCTAAAATTATAAATATAATATATGGCAAGCACCTTTGAAAAACAATATGATAAAGCTATTGCAGCTGGCATCGGCCCATATACAAAGGAAAGCAAAAAGTGGTTCTTTGATAACTTAAAATATCTCAGAGCTGTTAGAAACCCAAGGCGGATTATTACAGATGACGCTTTACTAAAAAGACCAAAAATTATACCTGGTCGAGTGTTTATGTATGGGTATGATCCAAAGCATGCTAAAACACTTCCCTATTATGATACGTTCCCTTTAGTAATACCGGTGAAGACTGTTAAAGATGGCTTCTATGGAATAAATTTACATTACCTTCATCCTTATGATAGAGCAAAACTGTTTGATCGAATGAGAACATTTATGCTTCAGGAGGTTGATGAAAATACAACAGGTTCTGCCGTAAGAACAAAATTTAGAGTTTCATATGATAAACTAAATGATAGTATGAAATTTAGATATTTTAAACCTGCATATAAAAAATATCTTTTTAGTCAGGTAAAAACAATTATGATGTTAGTTCCTCCAAAGTTCTGGGAGGTCGCATTGTTTATGCCAACCGAAAATTTTCAGAAAGCAACAAAAAGAAAGGTTTGGAGAGATTCAAATCGTAAATTCAGAGGAAACAAATAATAAAATAATATGGCTTCAATTAATAAATTAAAATCTATCTTTAATAAAAGAGGTCCTGCGCTTGCTAATCGATTTAAACTTGATTTTTCAGGAATGGCGACTTTAAGTAATAAATTAGATGCAACAACAGAGGATCTTAGAGAGCTTTCTTATTTAGTTGATTCTGCATTTATGCCTGGGAGACAACTGCAAACCTTTGGGTATGACTTGTTTAGACATCCATCTGAAGTTCCAACGGGATATGTTAATGAAGGATTTTCGATTGAGTTTAATATGACAGCCGATATGATGCCTAAGCGCGTATTTGATAGTTGGATAAATCTTGTAGTAGATTCTGAATCATACTTAATGAAATATGAAAAAGAGTTTAAATGTAATCTTCATATTATTCAAACCGATATGGAAGATAAGAAATCATATGTGTTAGAACTAGATAAAGTATTCCCAAAAACAATTAGAGGAATTTCATATTCTCAAACTTCAGCAGACATAACAAAGTTCGGAGTTGAATTTGCATATAATGATATTCGCATATGGGATGAGAAGCGCTATTCTGAAGTTAATAAATTAGCGTGGGATCATGATAAAGGTGGTAATTAAGCTTTATATATAAATTATATGAACTTACCAAAAATAACTACTCCAAAATATTCTCTTACCATTCCTTCAAGTGGTAAAAAAATAGAATTTAGGCCATTCTTAGTTAAAGAAGAAAAGCTATTATTACTTGCTCAGGAATCTAAAAATACTTCAGATGTTTCAAAAGCAATTAACGAAGTTATTGATTCTTGTACATTCGGTAAAGGAAATTTAGATGATTTAACTAGTTTTGATGTTGAATATATTTTCCTTAAGTTGCGAGCAAAAAGTGTTGGTGAACTTGCCGAGGTTTCCGTTAAGTGTAAACATTGCGATACTTCTAATGAAATTGAAATTAATTTAGATGATGTTGAAGTTGTTAAAAAAGAAGAACTTCCTAAAAAAGTAATGATAACCGATACAATTGGTATTGTTCCACGATATGTTTCTGCTTCAGCGATTAATGCTAATGTAGGAGATGATGTTAACGATATGTTTTCATTTTATGTTAGGAGCGTAATTGAAAGCATTTTTGATGAGAATGAAGTATATCCAATTTCTCAAACGAGCAAAGAAGAATTAGATGAGTTTATCGATAGTCTTAATCGAGAGCAGATGAGCAAGATTGAAGAGATTATTGAAAATGCGCCCAAACTTGAAAAAGAAGTGACCTTTGATTGTGTTAAGTGTAAAAAGAAAAACACGTATGTTCTTTCAGGAGCTGAAAGTTTTTTCTAGTATGCCTCTCTCATGAGTCTTTGTTTAATTACTATAAGACAAATTTTGCTTTAATGCAACATCATAAATATAGTTTAACAGAGCTTGAGAATATGATGCCGTGGGAGAGGGAGATTTATATTTCTCTATTAATGGAATGGATAAAAGAAGAGAATGAAAGACAAAAAAATCAATAAAGATATCTATATAAATATAATATAGATGGAAACGCCAAGTAATACTAATAATAAGGATAATTTCATGAAATCTTTATTAAAAAAGATTTCTGATTCAACTGCAAAGACAGCTAAAATAGCTGACACAGATCAAAAAGAATCATTAGAGATTGCAAAAGCCCAAGAAAGACGGGCGAAGTGGCAACGGTCTTTTTCAATTTATTCATTCCTTGCAAGAAGAAAACAAGAAAAATTTGAAGAAAAACGTTACGTTCAACGAGAAAACCTGCGCTTAAGAGGGACTCTTGCTAATGAAGACTTACTAGAATTTTTATCTAACGGCGGTAATGCCAAACCAATAATAGAAGTATTAAACGATTTAAAAAAAATATCTGGAAAGATATTAGATTTACATGTTGTTTCTAATGGAATTGCTAAAAAATCTTTAAAGAATGAAGAAGCCGCTCGTCGTGATGCTGAACTTGATAAAAAAGAATCGGACGCTGAGAAAGATAAATCTTTATTTGAAAAAATAATTGCAAAGAAAGAAGAAGTATCTAAAGATGGCGGTGGCTTTTGGGCGATGTTAATTGCTGGTGGTATTGCAGCTATTATTGGTCTTCTTCAAGGTTCTTTAACTGGATATTTAAAAGCCTTACAAAAGTTTTTAAATTTTAAGTGGATTGATAAGGTTGGTAAATTATTTACACAAATTAAAAATGGAGCAATAGATAAATTCACTAAATTTAAGAATGTTTTGATTGATCGTATTGCTAAAATAATAAAGCCCGTCACTGACTTTTTTCAAAAAATTTCAAAAAGTATTAAAGGGTTAAAGGGCGATGCTCTTGGAAAAATAATAATTAAAATTACTTCTTTCTTTTCTAAAATTAAATCTGCTTTTATGTCAGGTTTAAAATATGGAAAACTATTAGGAGCTGTTATTGGTAAACTATTTTTTCCTATTCAAGTATTAATTGCATCTATCACCGGTATTGTAAAAGGCTTTAAAGCTTTTAATGAAACAGAAGGTACTTTATTAGAAAAAGCATGGGTTGGTATAAGAGAAGGTGTTGGTGGTTTTATTGATGTTATGTTTGGGTGGATACCCGATGCTTTGAGTTGGATTGCAAGTAAATTGGGTTTAACTAAAGTGGCTGAACTAATTGATAGCATAAGCTTAAATCCATTTGTATGGATCGAAACCATTATTACATTTTTCAAAGAACTTGGAACTCTTGTATCAACAATTGATTTTGGAGGAGTAGCTGAAACTATAAAAACGGCAGTACTTGGTTTTGTTACAGGCGCATGGGATTGGATTGTTGATGGCGTTAAAAAATTCTTTGCTATGTCACCTGTCGGTTTAATTTCAGGCGCGCTAACAGGTAATGATGCTTTACAAAATATACAAAGAGAAGTACTTAAAAATGTAGTTCCTGATCCTAATAAAAAGTATGATACGTTTAGTAAGGAAACCTTAATGCTTAAGGCAATGCCTGATTCTTTACTTGAATTCGTTTGGGGTTCAAAACCATCTGCAGCTGAAAGCGTTGCAGCTAGAGGATCAAAAAAGGTAGCATCTGATAAGAAAGCGGCAGAAGAAAGCGGTAATCCCGAAGCAAAACGATTGGCTGAAGAAATAGCAAAATTAGAAGCTGACAAACAAAAATTCCAAAAACAATCTGTTGAACTAACTAAACAGCAAACAGATGAAATGGATGATTTCTTTGTTAATGACGAAAAGGTAGATACTCTTGGACAACAATCAGATGAAGCTCAACGAAAGTCAAATGAGGCTGGGCTAGAATTAAAACAAAAAAGAGAGCAACTTAATTTATTATTAAACGAACCTAATACATCAAACCAGCTTAGCCCTGATCAAATGGAAAAGCCCTCAAAGGTTGATAATGTTGGAGAAGCGTTATCAAAAACTGGTGCGATGAATGCAGCTCCAGTTATTAATGTTGTTAATAATAACGGAGGGAACGTAACTAATAACTCATCTCAATCCACGCAGAACACTATCGCCGAATCCACTGATAATGTTCTGGCTGGGTCTGCTATGTCTTTATAAAAATATCGCCACCTAGTAATTAAACCAGATGGCGATATTGTAATTAGTTTTAAATTAGCTTTTGGCCAATTGAGCAAAGTAACTAAGTGAATCGTCGTCATCATCGTCATCGCTAACGTCTGATGATACTTCTTCAGTAGTAACTTCTGGTTCTGATTGAACCTTTGGAGAAGTTGGAGCAGAAGGCTCAGTGAGAACCTGTACACCATTAACTTCTTCAGCACCAAGAACTTCAATCAGCTTGCGCTTTAGATCGTCGTATGACTTATATGAAGATTCATCGGTGAATTCAGATAGACTGTATAGTCCATCATAAATTTCGCGAAGGCGATCTTCATCGTTATCAAAGAGAGGAGTACAACCGTCAAATTCTGACTTATCATAGTTCCTCCATTGTTCGGTGCGGATCTTCAACTTAAAGTTAGCGCCTTCCCAAAAATCAAATGGGTTAACTGCTTTCTCATCTTGAAATTGTGGCTGCATAACATCCATAATTTTATCAAAGATCTTCTTACCATACTTGTAAAGGAAAGTCTTTCCTTCATTGTCTGGGTTAGCTGGATCAGATACCACCAAGATATTTGAGACATAATGTAGACGGCGTTTACGTGAACGAGCGACATCTTTGTCAGCTTCATTACCTGTATTCCACAGTCGGCTATTAATCTCAGATACTGGATCATCTTTACCAATTGATGTGAGTGATTTCTCAATGTACCACCTGCCTGTTGGCCCTTGGAATCCATGATCCCAATAACGAACCCATGGCAAATCGTCTCCATCTTTTACTGGAAGAAAACGAATGATGGCATAACCGTTACCTGCTTTATCCACGGTAGGTTTCCACTCACGATCATCGCCGTAAGATTTAGTGGATTTACCTCCGACCTTTTCAGCTTCTGCGACTAGTTTCCCAATTGCGGCTGACCGATTTGCTTTTAGTTTATCAAATGACATATTATTTTATTTGTATTGCGTTGTATTGTTTGTTTGTTTCGTTGTATTATTATACACTAATTTTCTACAGATGTAAACCATAAAGTTCTAGTTATTTCTGCATACTTATTAATGTCTATCATCGGTCTAAGAAAAGGAGTATATTTCCTAACCTTAAAAGTAAGTTCAGAAGATATTCCCAGAGGGTCCGTTAACTTAGACTGAAGATCTGATGTATAAGATGAAATGATATTAAGAATAGTTATAGTCTCAATTGATACATTACCACCTTGCACCATTTTATATATATAAGGAACATCAGTTAAGTCTTTCGGTAATATCATCTCATCAAAAGTTTTATATGGAGATTGCTCAATTAGAGTTTTCATCTCTTCTTTATAAGTGTATTCGACGTTTTGCATTTTGGCTTTCCACCTATCATATGCGACATCTGTAAAGTTGCCAATCCATTTTTCTCCACTTAAAAGGTTAGCTAATGAGTATAGAATAATATCGTTTCTATATGGATATTTCCTTGCCAACTTTTCAAATTGAAAGCGGTTTTTGTTTTGTTCAAAGGTTTCTCTTTTACATCGAGGACCTTTAAAACTAAATTTAAATGCATCATAATCTCTTTCAGAATTAAAATGCAGCGACATTGCAGTCACTGTACTCCACGCATCCATCGGTGAAGTACTAGTATCTATACTTAAGTTAATCATTTAATGGTTCTTCTTTAATTACCGCCCATTTAAGTGGCTCACGGTTCCTTTGATATTGATCCATAGACCATTTAATATTATTACTTTTAATACTAACGTATTCTATTAAATCCATATTGATATATTTTACTTCAATTGTGTAGTCTTTCATTATTCTAGTGTAGCTGTATTAGATCGAGGTAAAACATTATTTTTCTGTGCTTCAACTTTTAGTTTAGTTTTTAATGGTCCTGAAATTAATTTAGCAACATCTTCTGGATCTAGCTCTAGTTCTAAACAGATCTGGCATACAGCCTGAGCATACTCAATCTTATCCTTTAATACTAACCGTTCTGTTTTTAAAATTAATTCTTCCTTTGTTATTGCTAATCCTATTGTTTTTTTAATGTCGGTTTTTTTCATTTAGTATCAAGTGTTCGTAGTATAATCATGTTTGCGTTTATTCTGCCATTCCCTTTACGGGGTTTTGTTTTAAGTGTTTCTAAGACCTTATCGATCTTTTTAGGAGTGGCTGATAATAATATCGGTAGAAATTCCATAGGCTTTCTAAGAGTTGTTATAATGCTTCGTTCTTCATCAAAACCTTTTAGAGAAGTTCCTTTTACTTCAAACCCAGCATTACCACTAGCATAATAAATTGACAGTTGGCGATTCTTAGTATTAAAGAAGTAAGCTCTCTGTGAAAATGGTAAGCTCGTTGGATCAACGCTTGTTAGTTGATATTCGCTTGATGCAGCAGCATACTTAAGTCTAGTAATTTGTTTATCAACAGCCTTTGGTTTTTTAACTCGAGGTTTACGAGTCTTAACTTTGCTTCGTGAATAAATCTTAGTATCATCCAGCATTTTTTCAAAGTTCTTTATAATCCTATTTAGTTGAGGACGACGTAACCAAGAATAACCTTCAACAACATATTCATCGGTTTTGTTATACGCTTCGTTAAACTCATCGAGATGTTTATTAATCCATTCAACAACATATTTAATTCCATTACCAGCAGCATTATTACTACGAAGTAATCTACCAATATCCATATTTGGAATTTTTGCAGGAGCAGTATCTGGTTTGATACTAATGATATCATCTAAAAGCATCTCAAGAGGAACAATAATATCTTCATTTATTTTATTCTCTACACGCTTTAGAGGTGATATCGGTTTTACTTTAGGAATATCTACCTTTGCTTCTTCATCAAAGATTCGCTTTGGATCGTTCATCATTCGATTAATTTCATAAAGCGAATCATTTAACTCTGATTTAATCCAGCTCTTAATGTTTCTCTTATTAGGCATTCCCATATTCAACATACGAATGAGTTTACCAACCGTACCATTGACATAGGACGGCGGAGCCACTTTAATAATATCAACTTGCTCTTTGGTAAAACCATTAGATGGCATCCAATCAAGAACCCACGGCTTCATTGTTTTAGAATCACAATAATAACCATAAAACCTTAACCCACGATCGAGCCGTTTATTATATTCTTTAAGGTCAATTTCAGATGCATCGCCCCATTCGGGTTCGTCACCAGTATACTTTGTATCTAGTGCAATTATTCGGCCGCGTTTATTAAATAGTCGTTGTGATGTTTTTGCCATAATGTGATTTTGTATAATATAATTATAATCTAAAATGAAGTATATGTAAAGGATAAAATAACCCTAAAAGGATATATTAGTATTCTCTTCTTCAGTAACAAGATCTTCGATCCTTTTTAAGACTTCGGCTTTCTTATCTGAATAATTGTTGTGTATTTTTAAGGTATTATCCAACGCATAAATCATTCGGATTTGAGTTCTTTTCAAATCTAAACATATAGCAATAGATGTAACCAAGCACACAAGAAAAACAAAGTTTATTAATAGTTGTAGTTTCATTTTCATATTAGTCTAATCCGTTTTCGCTAAGCCATTCGAGGTCTGATTCAAATGTGACGTCATCATCAGTACCAAACTCTTTTCTTTTGTCATAAACAATATCGCCATCCCAGAGCTCTTCAATATAATCGCCAGGGCAATCTTTAATTGCTTCGGCAAGTTCAACATTACTCATATCTTCATATGAAATTCCGTTGTTAGTTCTAACATCATCAAGGTTAATTTCAGTTCTCCATGTTGTGCAAAGGTGAGCGGTTTCTGTTCTTTCTACTATAACAGTAGTTTCACGAGATTCCATTAGTTCTTTACACCCATCATATTCCTCCAATAAGGATTCACTTGTTTCGTTGTTCATAATTTATTTGTTTTGTTTTGTTTTATTATATGAGATATTAATCTCAAAGTTTCTTTCTACTAGAAATCTTACCACTTCGTTTAAAGGCATACATGCTAGCATATAAGCTTCTTCTGGGAGTGTATCCATCTGCGTGAATGGATCGATGCTTTCGTCATTACTGCATTCTGATAAAACATCTTGCAGCATATTCCAAAAGGCACCAATCTTTTCATTTTCAATTAGGTCTATATCTGTTGGCATCATAATATTACTCGCCCTTTAATTCTTTTAGTTCTTTTTCAAGAGCTTCTATTCTTTTTGATTTCTCATTCCAATCCATTTCTTGCCACTCATCAGGATCTCCTCTATAAAAACCTCGCCATGAAATTCCATCAAGAGCTTCTTTATTATTTGTAAATATATTGGTTTCTAAATCAGGATCACTTTGATTTACAACGGCAAGATAAGTTTCAAAATAATCAGTATCTTTGCAGTCGCAGATAAGATCAGAGTCGGATATAAATTCATTTAAGTCTTCTTCATCCATTTCTAAGATATCGGGGCGTTCATAATCTTCAGCCATTTTTTTCAAATTAACTTTTAAAAGTTGCCCACGGAATTCTGTAAAGGATTCCCATTTTTCTATTATTATTTCGTCTTTATTCATATTAAAATATTTCTGATATTGTTATTAATAATGTGTATATTACAATTATAATACTAAACGCGATTGTCGTATCAATTATCCATTCTTCCATATTAGTATATTAGTTACTTACCCAAAGTGAAGTTTCCCAGTTTCTTCTTTTAGTTAATCCTTTGAGAGTTCTACCTCCGCCTTTATTATACTTAGGTAGCATCTTTTCTACGCTTTCATAATTTCCTGAGTTTAAGCGTCCAGGTTGATTTACTAGCATTCGCAGATTGCCTTGCCCTGCATTAAATGTGAAGGAAGTGAGGGCTGCCATTTGAGCTTTCGTTAAAGGTACCTTTACAATACGTTCTACATGGCTTCGTGCTTCCATAAGTTCATCCATTAGCATTTCCTCGGCTTCCATTTCAGATACGATTTTCTTAACTTTGGCATATTTACCAGTATGCCCATATCCAATGGTAGTTACTCCAGCAGCACATTTATAAGCTTTAGGTTTAAATCCTTCAAAGAACTTTACGCCCTCAACCATCTTATCCCAAGCTTCGTTTTCATTACGTTCGGCTTCATCTCTTTCAAAATCCTCGATGGTATATCGTTTGATTGTCGGTTTAACCAGAACTGCATAAATTCGTTTTGGCTTTACTAAGATCGGCTTGGAAATTTCAATTGGAGTAAAAATTTCGTTTGGCACGTGTGAAGCGGTATCTTCGGCGTTAAAGGTTGTAAAAATACTTCCTCCAACGATGGTGGTTAGCGTAATTAGCGTTTTCATGATATAAGGTGGCGGTGGATTGAGTTGGTTGGTGTCCCTCTCTGTAGTTATATTATACCATAAAAATGCACATTTGTAAATAAAATAATTCACAAAATGCACATTTCGCTCTACAACCCCCGTAGAATATAGGGTTTTCCCACTAGCTAAATGGGTCTCTTTTCTTTCTTTTTCGATGCGGTTTGCACCGTTTGTGCATTTCTCGGCTAATAATGTATGATTTAATAAACATAATTCCTAGTATAATCTGAGGAATTAGCATGAGTAGAATCTTTATATTATTACTCAAATCAAAAATGAGAGATGATATGAAAAGAAAAACTGATATGAAAAGAAGGTTTAAAATCATGGCGTAAGGGCTTTATTTAATTATATTTATTTAGGTTTGTAAACTAAATAAGAAATTTTTAAAATGTAATGAAACCTCGTTTAAATCATATGATGATTTAAAGCCACTATTAAATTTTAATGTTATTGTATTATCATCTTCATATATAATTTCCTCTAATAATGATACATTAATAATAACGTTATCGGTTATGTTGTAAAAGGGCCTTGCCATTAATATAATTTATAATAAAAAAAAGGTGGGCAGGGCTGGATTCGAACCAGCGTACTCATACGAGAGCAGATTTACAGTCTGCCGCCTTTAACCACTCGGCCACCTACCCAATAATTATTAACTTAAAATGGCTCCCGAGGTAGGATTCGAACCTACGACCTAGTGATTAACAGTCACCCGCTCTACCGCTGAGCTACTCGGGAATTATACCTTTATTTGTTTCAGTGAATCCACTTATTACCACGCTTGCCTTTTACTAATTTAAGGTGTCTCGTACTTTCTTCAATATGAATCGATAATAGTAATATAACTGTAAACGTTAAATTACAAAATGCTAAGACAGCCAATAGAGAAAGAAATAGATTAAGTGTATTCATATAAAGCATATATGCTATGGGTAGTAATAAACAAATTACACTTAATACCACAGCAGATCTTAATATGAGTTTCATAATATTATTCAGTAATAATTTCGTATTTACCTTCTAAACTTAACAATGAATCACATGCTTCTGCAACATCTAGTAGTGTATACTCATAACAGAATTGAAGGATTCTGTCTTTAGCGTGGTTACGAAAGTAGAAGCTGTGGCCATCGACATAGGTGTGGCAGGCATCATACGCTTTTTTATTTTTAAACTTTAGTTGCATTTTCATTATATTTTATTTGTTGTGTATTGTTTTTTTGTGTTTTCAATTGCATGTTCCCAAATTACATCTGGGACTTTATTAGCTGGAAATTTTTGTTTGTTTATAATAACCGTATGTTGGCTTCTTCTTTTTTCTAAAACCTTCTTTGGCATAAAAGCAATCCTCTTTGAAAATTCTAGATTTTTTGTAACGTGCAGGCCAATGGATATATTTTCGTATTTATCGTTTTCGTAAAAATCTGGAATAAGTTCTTTAATGCCAAGTGACAAAATTAGTTTATCAATGTTTTCTATTTGCTCAAGATATTTGGCTTTTAAATCTTTAGCTGCTTCAAGAGAGGTTTTCATTATATTTTGTTTGCTGTGTTTTATTTTTTGAATGAGGCAGCAAACTGATTGATAGCGCGGCGGAGTTTGGTTTCTTCATTTTTCATTAAGCTCTTAATATACACGTCAACTTCCTCCTTACATACAAGGAATTGCTCGGCAAAACCTCCACGAAGAGGCAATACACTGTTAATGTAATCCTGAAACTTATCATCATTGTTACCAATCGCGAGGCTTTTATCTATAAACTTTACTATCTTTATCATATTTATTTGTTTTCTAATTTTTCTTCAAGGGTGTTTATTCGTTCATTTGAATTATTAATCTTAACCGCATTTGCTACTGATGTAATGAATATCACCAAAAAGGCAAAAGCAACTAAAAGTGTTTCGGCGTTTTTTACTTTTTCGTCTCTCATTTATTTTCAAAGTTTGATATAATTTTAATAAGAACCATTCCAATAGCAATACCACTAATCAAAGGTATTACCGTATTCCATTCAATTATTGTCGCTATCATAAGTTAAACATGTGGGTTTTGAGAATCTTATCAATTAAGATATCTTCTGAGTTTGCAAGTCTAACCTTATCTGTCACTTCAAAAGAATGAGTTGTGTGGCAGGTTTTCTCTTCATATACCCATCCATCTTCTTCATTAACAAAGTATGTTGGTTTCCAATCGGTCTGCTTATATAGATAATCCCGAGTAACTTCTTTCTGTTGCTCATTATCTAAATTTATATTTAGTTCCTGTGTTGCTTTAATTACCATAACGTGTTTCTATTTAAAATTTAAATTCGTATCCGAAGACTGCTCCAATAGTATTATCTTCTTCTTCAAACGCCGGCATAACAAAAAAGTCATGATAAGTTGCTCTTACAAATGGAACAACAGGCGCAATTGAATATCCAGATACTATGCCAACTTCAATGCCACAGTTATATTTTTCCCATCGATGTCCGACATATGCGCTAATTTCTTTTTCGCTATTATAATATACTCCAGTAATAATATCATCGTGTGTATATCTTATATGTGGATGTACTTCATTATAGTCTTCTTTTAATCCTACATGTAATGATAGCGCAATTATTAAATCTAACATATTAAATATAGTTAATTGTTGCTTTTAGATTTTTATAAGCATAAGTATGATCATCTTCAGTTGTAAACTTTTCAATTACAAACTTACTAGCTTCTTCTAAAGAATTAATACCAAGTTCATTATCTTCGGAAATAGATAGTAACCATGACATAATCATTTTGGAAATAAGGTTGTTATTATCAACTTCTTTAATATATAAACCGCATACTTCTTCTGAATCACATGCTATTAGCACGCCTTCATTAAATAGGTTGCCAACTATTTTTTTCTTTTGTTTTTTCATATGTTTAAAATAAATCGTCTTCTGTTACTGTTGTTTGTTCTCTGTTGCCAAGAGTTTTAGCGTGTTCTATAATATCATCTGTGGACGTGTTAAACCTATAGCTTTTACAATTCCTACATATATTAACGTGGTATTGCAAAATGGAATCACAACCTTCGCAAATCTTAAATAGATCAGGTGATGACATTATACTCAAAGCAACCATTTTTCTTTCATCACTCATACATATTATTGATGTTTGCAGCGATTTTGCTTTCTGCTATTTGGTCTTGAATATTACTATAATGTTCTAAGATAAAGATATATCTTTCTTTTGATAACCCGACCATTTCACGAGCACGAGGATCAAACATATTAAATTTACCAGTTAATCTAATGCGTTCATAATTACGCCAATCAACAATATCACGATCTGAAAATCTATTATTCATAATATAATAAAGTTTTTAATTAACTGCACCAATAAGTTTCACTTGCTACGGATTGTGTAAATGGAGTTTCTTCATCTTCAAGAATCCAATATTCTGACATAATGTTTTGAATCCATTTCTTACCATCAGGAGCTTCATCACGCCCATGAATGTAACCTTGTTCTACCCAATAAGGAGCAGTGTTTCCATTCTTACCTTCGTCGGTATATTCAGTTTTTTTGTTTTTCATAATAAAATTATATAGTTTATCCAAATTGAATCCAGAGCTTAGTGGCAAAAGTCTTAAATTGGCCTGGCTGATTTTTATAATGTGGGTTAATCCAATCTTCACCGTTTCCGACATATTTCACTGGCATATCGCCATCTTCAGAATGACCAACGGCGGTGTTATTAATAACAAGTATTTCTTGAATCTTTTTCAGATGCTTATCAACGAGAATGTCCATATATGGTTTGTTTTCTTTTTTCATATTATATTAGAGTTTTAATTATGCAAAAAGGATATCATATATACCATGCCCAATAACCTTAATATAATTGTCTTTGCGATTTTTAAGGTAATTTAATGCCTCGGGCTCAGTCGTTATAATTACATCATCGTCTTCAGCAAGTTCAATGATATCTTCAAGAGTATAAATTACCCATTTAGTTGCGGGCTCTGGTGTGGCGAATTCTGATTTCATAATATAGTTGGTTGTGGTGGTGATCCCCGCCTTACGGGGATCTTAGGAACTCTTAGGTTTGTTTTGCCGTTCCCTTATTATGATTATATTATACCATAAAAATGCACATTTGTAAATAAAATAATTCACGAAATGTGCATTTTGCTCTACAACCCCCGTAGAATATAGGGTTGAGGCTCATTAAAATATTGAGAAATACGCGTAAAATGCTTATCGTTTTACAGATATTTACATATTTCTTCAGAAACAGTTATTTTATATACGCCAATCTTTCTAAACTTTAACCAGTTGTATGATGATTCACATTCTTTATTTCTATTATAAAAATCAACTGCGGATTCTACATTAGAAAAACGAGGTGTATTAGGAATCGTGTAAGCATCATCGTTATGCCTACTAATAATTCCTTTTATTGCATAATGTTCCATATTAGTTCTTTAAGATTGCCAAAGGTTTTCTACAACATCAATTGTGATTTTTAAATCCTCGATTAATTTTTCAACTTCCATAATTTTACTATTAGTTTCAGATGATTCTGTATGGTCTTCTTGAGTAAATTTGTCAAAGGTTAAGTTCGAAAAATGCTCACGTTTTGCAAGCAGTCCTCGCAAAGTTTTAAAATGTTTATCGGATACCTTATTTAATTCATTTAAAATATCAGCTTTTAATAATTCTTTTCGGTTGGTTGGTTCTTTTGATTTCATAAGTGTAATCATTTTTAAAGTACGGAAGGCGGGAATCGAACCCGCAAGGACGTTACCATCCACCTGAGCTTAAATCAGGCGTGTTTACCAATTTCACCACTCCCGCATGTTTAATTATTTATTTACCAACATCTTTCCAAATCTTACCGTGAACATCCAAGTTACTACTCCATAACATTAGCTTTTGGTAAACAGGATAAAATGGTTTAACCAAGAAATTACAGTGTAAAGTATAACTAATAATATCACCGAGCCAGAATAAAATATAAGCTAATATAATTTTCATTATTTACCCTGCCCTCTATAACGCTTCAAATAGTTTTTACTCTGTTTCAGTTTTGAAGCTTGCGTCTTAGCATGAATGCCTTTACGTTTAATTCTTTTCGTGCTTGGTCCGGTTTGTGTATTCTTTGCCATATTGTTTGTTTGTTACATTATTAATTATATATTAAAATGTTGATTTGTAAATAACAAATTACCTTAATTCTTGTTTAAATAATCTCCATCGATCAGAGTCAGCTTTAACAGTTCCATCATTAATCTTGGTAATGATTTCCTTAACTTCATCAAATGAATTGTAAATGTATTTGTGAGGGAACATACCCATTACCCAGAACGGAGTCTTTTCTTTACCGCCTTCCATAATAATAAAGGTTGGCTTCTTACACCTAGCGGCCCAACTAAGTTCTTCCATAGTTCCAAACGTTGGTACCTCTGCGTTAAGATAACAAATGATAAAGTCTGCAGCGTCAACCATTGAAAGATCAAAGTTACGAACCTTCTTCATATGTTTAGCAACAGTATCATACCCAGTGTCTTTACTCCAATAATCAAGATGTGTCTCGCCCTTTTTCATTAAGCTCTCCATCCATTCATGAGTTTTCTCATCTTCTTCAGGAGCATTAATAAATGGTTTCTTATAAGGATCAAAGATCGTTACGTTAATTTCATTTAGAAATTCTGAAAAATCCTCTCTCCAATATCGTCCTTCTGCATATTGCATTGGACCAATCAGGTATGTTCTTGTCTTATTTAATACTGCCGTTTTCATAATCCTATTTGATCTGGATGTTTAATGCGCGATGTAGTACCTTTCTTCCATATTACAAAGCCTCCAACGTTTCTATCATCATCGCTTCTTATTGGTTCTACGGTTCCTGGTGGTAATGATCCTCCGCTAATAATAAAGCGCGGTGCCAGTACTCCTGGCTTTGGATCTGTTAATAGGCCTTGTGTATTGAACTCGTAATAGAAGCATGTGGACGTTTCTCCCGCCGGTTGTCCTGGGAGCCTTGCATCGACTGTTGGTATAATTAAGTCTGTTTGATTGCTTAAGCTTGGAATGAACCATGCTCTATTTGGTAGATACTTTCCCTTCTGTGCTATTTCCCAAAAGTCATCGTCTGTGTTCAATTGCTCATCTGGCCCTGCGTTTAGTACTTGTATAACCATATACCTTAGATAGCGCTCTCTATGAAGAGTGTTGGTTGGATCATTAGTACCATGAATAAGCAGCCGTGATCGCGATGGTCTTGTCAGTGCCGTTTCTTTTGCGGCCTGTGTATATTGCTGTGCTAACGTTACTCCTGTTGACACTCCTCTAGCCTTACTGAAGTTTGAAATGCCGAACGATCCAATTGTCATCAACGTTGCCATAATGCTAATGACGATGAGTAGCTCAATTAGAGTGTATCCTGGTTTATTCATTAGTGCTTAAGTTCTACGTTTATCATACCCTCAACATCCTTTGCCCACATTGTAACCATTATAACGTTTACTGTTAGTAATAGTACGGCTGATGCTAGTAGTAGTGACGATAGTGTTATATGCTTGTTTGTTGTTTGTACTATATCTACAGCTGGGGTTACATTTACTCGCACTGTCTCTTTTCTTAGTCGTATTTGTGGTGCTTTCCTTACTAGTGCTATTGTTGGTTTATCGTTCATCTTGTTTTACTAATTATATCAATGTTCCTCTGGTTGCACTTTATCAAACTCTGCTGCCTGTTTCTTTGCCTCTTCAAATGTGGTTAGCTTATGCTGCTCTCTGGATTCTCTCATCTCACAAAGCCTATTAGTCTCATATAGCTTATCCGCGAATTCCTTAACCTCCCTCTCTGACATTCCTGCGAAATAACCTCGCGCAAACACCTGTGTTAGATTGTCAGTATCTTTATAATACTCTCTGACGCCATTGACCCAATCACGGGTTATATCTCGTAAGTTTATATTCATGTCCATAGTCTATGATGGTGCTTAATAATGGCTCTCATACAATCCTTATCCTTCTTAAGTTTTATAGCTTCAAGTCTGCCTACCTCTTTATAACACGCTGTTTGCTCAGGTGAAACGGTTATCTCATAATGTCCATCAACGGTTTCACTCTTGCTGAATAGTGTCTCAAGTGGCTCTCGTGGTGGGTATGCAGCATCTATCTGCTCATCTATATCACTACGACCAGTCTTAATCCAGTTATAGGCCTTCATTAGCTCTTTGTCAACCTTCATCTGCTCATCAGCATAGGACTGACTTACAAACTTAAGCTTAACTTCTTCAGCCCAATCATAACCAATGTCGTGTACCCAGTTAACTTTGCGTTCAACCTCTACATGATGCTCAAGGCACTTAAATAACATCCGCGGAATAAGTTCAACCTTATCACAATATGTATCAGGTATAACATTAGTCAACCACTCTTGCTTTGGGTGGAAGAAGCATTTGATCTTATACTGTAGGTCCCACCAGTAGTGGCTGTTGAATAGTAATTTTATTTTCATACTTGTAATTTTTTCTTCCTTTGCTCCCACGCGTCCTTATCATACTCGTTAACAGGCTCATACTCGTGGCTTGCATCTTGAACGGCTTCGAAAGATAATGTTTTAACCCACGATCCGCGCTTGCACAACACACCGTAGTTACCTGTAAGCTCACAACAACTACGTGATTTTTGTAATGCTGCCTCAGTTATACATTCAATGATTTTTAAAACAACAGTGTCACATTCGCCATAGGTCATATAGATTCTCAATTGACCGAACTTCTCTTTAATTTGAGCGACAACAATATCCTCATGACCAAATTTAATACACACCTGATTAATCATATGTAATGCTTCATCAATAACATCATACCAACCATCTCCGCACTCCATTCCCCATGCTAAACATGTAACTCTAGGATCACCACCGTAATCCTTTAGAAGCCGAGGATATTTCTCAACGAGCTTTAGTTCTAATTCTTTTTTCATTTCCCTTTGATTTAAATTCTTTACCAGCTAACCACAAATACTTATCAACTTCTGCTAAAGAATATTCGTGTAAATGATTCTTTTGTATAAAATTATCCATCACTCTCATGAATGTTGGATAATCTCTTAGTTCTGGTTTCTTAAAGGTATCAAATGGGTCATTCTCATTAAAGGTAAACAGCGCTTTCTCAACAAATGAATCATATATTGAATATGTCTCTGGTTTATGGTGCGCGCAATATTTACTAGCGAAAGAATAAAAGTTTTTAGATTTACCGCTAATCTCACATTTTGCTATTCTATTAACTAAACTTAAATCACCAGTTAATAAATCTTCATCAACTTCTAATTCGTAAATATGTTTAGCAACGGAATAAGTATCAAAAATTTGAGTACTATATAAACTGTTTAGCGTGCATACTTTAATTAAGATATGCTCAAAGAAAGTATTTGTATTAAAATATTCTTGGAATAAAACATCTAAAGTTTTATCAATCCCTTGAAGTTTTTCGTTCCCTTTCCAATTATATAAATGTTGTTCAATCGTCATTTTCTTTAGGGAGTGATCCTCCATGTAGTGGGCAGGCTGTACTATATATAAAAGTGTTTTCCATTCCCATATAGCCTTTCCCATATTCGTTATCCATTACAGGACAACTACACCCAAGCGCAATCGCTTCATCTGAACCTGGACTTGGTATTTTTTTATCTTCGCTCATATTATTATTTTAACGATTTATTTTGTCCAATACAACTCTGGCTTTTTGATGCAGACTTTCTCTCGAATTACTAAATGTTCCGTTCGTCTTTTTAGATGCTACCGCCAAGTGAATAAAATCTAATAGTAATGCATGCTCTTCCGCAAGTCTAAAACATTCTTTTTCCAATAGGGTATCACGTTGTGTTTCATTATAATTTTTTATCATGTATATATTATATCACGTATAATAAGAAATGTAAATAAAATAATACAATTATTTTCAATAACGTCGATATGGTGATACACCACAACTTGGTCTTGTACTATTATAGATATGATGATTTCCTCTTACTCTATAAACATTGGGAGCGTGATAGAATCTGTGCCCAGTTGTATAAAAGGATGCTGGTCGATCGCATCTTCCATTATATCTATTGGAACCATAATAACGATTATTATAGTAACTATTATTCTGCCCTGCATTATACGCTAATGCTCCAACAGCAACTGCTCCAACAGTAGCTACTACAGGATCAACGGTTTGAATAGGGCGGCCATATCTATCGTATGATGTAACACAACTACATATAGTTATACAAATCAAAGGTAGTAGCGCGTATTTTATTGTTTTCATTTGTTTTGTACTGGTATTAATATTACTTTTTCTTTTTTAAGATTTGATACTAAAGTCGCTAATCCAAGTATGAATCCAAAGTCATACCATCCTCCATTATTATACGGCTCATAAATTAAAATGTTATCATTAAACAAAGAGATTAACCAAGCAATAAAAACTATAAAACCTTGTAAGAATCCAATAAAGAAACCGGCAGGAGCGCTGTTATCAGATCCAGCTGAACAAGATGTAAAAAGTAGTGTTAGTATTGCTAAGTAAATTTTCATAGTGTTGGTACATTCCTAGATAGATACTTATAAAGTTCATGCGTTTTCTGAATATCATATTCCGCATTGTGAGCTTTTGATTCGTCCCAACCAACTCCAGCGCTTTCGCAAACAGTACCAAGTTGGAAATTAGGCAAAGCTCCTCGAACTCGTTGAACAAACCATGCAGCAGCTTGCATTACACAAATCGGGGGATTCCAAAAGAGAGAACCAAAGTAAGGATCATCCGCTTTTTTCCACCACTCCCTCATAAACTCAGAATCAAACTGCGCGTTATACGCAATGAAGTGCATCTTATCTTTTTTATTATATGCGTCTACGTGAGTTTTACAAAGGTCTATAAACAGTTGACGAGCTTCCAAAGATCCAAGTTCTAATGAATTTAAATATTCAAGAGATGCTCCAGTTTTATCCAATGCGCCTTGTTCAAAAGTTTGTGTCTGAAAGGGCCTGAATGATAGAGTCATTTCATCCAAAATATGTTCACCTGTTGGGTCAGTAATAATTGTAGCCAATTGGAATATATCACATTTATTGCGATCAAGACCTGTTGTTTCAAGATCGACAAAACATAGTTTATGGTTATATTTGCTCATTTAATTTTTAAGATTCATCATATAAAGGGCGATTGAGATATTACACAGGAGCTAGTATATAATCCTTACCGTCAATATTAATGATATTTTTGCTTGGTATTGATGGCTGAGGAGCTTCTTCTTCAAATTCAATAACAAGATCAAGTAATTCCTCTTTACTGTCAGCAAAGGTTTCTTCAGATGGTTTTACAAGATCTGAAAATTCATCTGGCATATAGGCCGCGAAAAAATCATTCATTGATTCAATTTTAATAATATCGCCCTGTTCATATCGAACCCATTCATCAAATTCATTTGCTCTATACTCAAGAATTTTTACAGGCTCTTCTGCTTCATTAATAAAAGGTTGCCATTGGCCTGTCCTAGTATACCACAACTGCCCTGAATTAGGACGAGTTAAAACTGGTGCTTCTTCAATAAATTCAGAGTGTGAATTATTATTATGTAAACGACCAGTTAGTCTAAAGCTAATGTAAATTAGCGCCATTGCACCTACTACCAAAAATGATAGGAGTGTTTCCATTGTCATATAGTTTTGTATATTCATATTTAATCAATTTGTGTTTAGATACTGTAAAGAAAAATGTATTCCTTTTCCAACCATCTGTATCTATTCTATCACAAAAAAGGCTATTTGTAAATAAAAAAATGAATATATTTTACTATGAACTTGCGGCCCATATTAAGCCAATATTGGCGGTTCCATAACTCATCCATATTAAAGCCCATGGATAATCGCCTTTTAGTATGTAAGATATTCCTACTATTACATACCCAAGCATACACATTCCAACAATACAATTTTCAAGATTAAGCATCAGATTCTTCTCCTTCTATATATGATAATATTTCAGGAAATACGTTTCTTAAAATAAACCTTTCTCTATATGCAGGATCTTTAATAGTTTGCCAAGTTGTATTAATATCGGCTTCTGCTTTTAACCACTTGTTGTTTTCCCTTTCATAATCATTGCAAGGCTGAACAATATTAGGCAGCCCATCAAAGCCAACTCCGCTAATAGCACGATCCAAAAATAACGATAAACCATCATTATTCTTTAACCATTCAAACTCATTTTGATATCTTACATCAGTAATAATATAAACAATATCTTCGTTTGATAACTTATCGCTAACTTTATTAATCCAATGCGAATCGTCGATGACTCTTCTAAAGTCAGTTCCCCACCAAACTAAGAATGGGCGAATTAATTTCTTTTCTTCTTTATCAGTTGTAAAGGCACTAATGCCTAGAGATGATTTAAGAAACTCGTCGGTTTCATATTTTAATTCATCAGCAAAAGCGAAGCGTTTTGCTTTAATGTTGCGCTCTTTTAGAAGTTCTATTAGAGCGTTACAAAAAGAATCTTTACCAACAGTAGCGTTACCTGAGATACCAATTATTTTCATTAGATTTATTATACCACAAATTTGGTATAAAGTAAATCAAAAAATAACTAATATTTAATCCTTTTTCAGGATATTAATAGTACCTACTAAAGATGCTCCTGCTGTAATAATAGCTTCTGCTTGGTCTGGAGCAAGGCGCCACCCTAATAAAGTAGCAACAGTAATAAGACCACGCCATGTACTTTCTTGTTTTAGCCTTACCATAACGTCATCATTAAAAAAACTATGCTTACATACAACAACAGTTGTTGGCTCTTTTATTTCTTCTTTTGTTTCTTCACTCATATTTTTATCCTCCAAATTCGTGTCCAGCAACATGTTTCATTTGTTTTTTAAACTGAGCTTTTCGCTTATCTTGAGTAGATTTAGCAAGGCCTTTACCATAAGCCTTGCTTAATTTATTTTCAATAATATATTCTTTAAACGATAAAATCATTTATCATTTTTTTGATTTAAAATCTTATTAGCAGCATTAACCAAAGAATCATTACGATATTTTATATGCGGCACGTTTTCATTTACAATGATGTCTTCCATTAGAGAAAGCAATGAAAGAACATATCGACCTCCGCTCTTACGTTGATTAAACTTGAGTTTAGTTTCAGGAGTATCCTTTGCTTTTACTGTAATATAATCTTTACCCATTTTCTTAATTACTCCAAAGTTAGTTTTATCACCAACCTTCATACTTAGAGCAAGTTTAGTAATACGAGCAACTTCAGCATTCTCTTCAAGCTCAACGCTCTCAACAATCTTTCCTTTAGTTAAATCAAGTATAGTGGCCGTTCCCATTTCTTCTGGGTTCTTTTTATATTCAGCGCTGAGTTTTTTAGCTTTATCAAGAGTTGGAGCCGTATGATAAACTTGTCCTTTATTATTAAATACAAAGAACTTATTTTTTGTTTTAGTTCCTTTAGCGACAGCAACAAACTTATCAATTGATAAATCCAATTCTACAAGATCAACGCTCTCAATCATTTTAGTATCTGCTTCAAGATCATCAAAAATTTCACCGGCCATACGAAGATGCTTATACATTTCATCGTACTTTTTATTAAGTTCTCCATCTGAAGCATCGTCAAGTTCTTTATTTAAACGACCTCCAAGTTTAAAATGACCCATGATATCATTAAAAAGTTTAGTTCCTTTTTTAAAGTTAGCAGTCTTTATATGACGTAAGCCTTCATTCAATTCAGCGTCTTCGCCAACTTCAACCTCTTCATTCCTCTTAAAATCTTTATATGCTTTTTCTGCTTTAACATAAGCTTCTTTACGAAGTTTATCAATAAATTTTTGAACTTCTTTTAATTGTGCTGGATCAAGATTAAGTTTTTCTCTTTTAGCAAGAGGTATAAAATCTTTCATGACAGAATCAAGATAACCATATGCAAATGGATAATTGATTTTACTTGCTTCTGATATATCTGTATCTTCATTAAGCTTTATACTCTTGATGTCTTTACTAAGTTGTGTCATTTGATCAGCAGTCAAGTGAACATAGTTATCTCTCACACTTCTTTTTCCAAGAGTTCCTGCACCGATTTGAAAGGCCGTGTTTCTGCCCTTTAAAGGAGAATCAAATCCCATATTCCATCGAGTAATAACAACACCCTTTTTATTATAAACCTCGGTTGATTCGTTTAAAGTTTCTTCTGGTATATAGTCAGACTCTTCTTTTACAAGTTCTAAATCTTTTTCCTTTGCACCTGCAGCTCCAAGACGATACTTTACATTTTTTCTATTAACTGGTGTAATATTATAAACGCCATTTCCTGTCATCGCAATCACCGTATGATCTTCTCCTTTGTGCGGCCCCGCCAATGCTTTTACAATTGACCCTACTTTAATTTTTCCGTTTTTCATATTAGTTTCCTTGTCTTTTTGATAATTCTTTAGCAGCAAGTTTTAATGCCTGAGCGGATTTAAAGAATGCGGTTGCAAACTCTTTACCAGATTGATCTGCGATTTCCTTTGCGGTCTCTTCTTGATACTTTGCAAGAGTTGAAAGTAGATCTTCAATTACTTCAGCATCAGAAATACCGATATATTGATCCATTATACGTTGAACCGTTTTGGTTTTTGCTTTAACGCGCACTTGTTCTTGAATATCTTCTCTTTGAGTTTTTTGTTTTGCCAATCCTTTTAAAATTTCAGCAGCAATCTTTTTTGCTTCGGGATTTGTATTAGACTCCTTTGGAACTACACTAATAATATTACCAGTCTTTTGATCAACTTCAATATCATAAAAATCGTTCTCTTCAGATCCTAATGTTTTTTCAAATAGCATTTTAGCTGCCGCGTTAATTAAATGTTTCATATACTCATTTATTTATTTATTAAACCCAATAAGAGTCATCTTTATAATCTGCAGGAATAGGAGACATAGCTTCAATCTCATCAGACTTAGTACGAATACCTTGAATTGTTGTCCATACTGCTTCCATCTCTGCTCTATCAGATTCTTGTTCAGTAGTAAGTGTTCCCCCGCTTTGAATAATCTTAGTGTAAGTTAAATCGGTTGCGATATGGTTCCGCTGTTTCCATTCTGGGCAGATGGCTACTATTCTACGACCCGCTTCACTCTTAACTGCACTTGGATCTATTGGATCATCTGGCGCTGGTGTGCCATCTACGTTATAGTTGTCGGCATACGTGCCATCGTCTTTACGAACGCATAGCGACCAGTCATTTTGGATGAGTTCTGGGCGAGAATCATCAACTGCGAATCTTTCTCCTTGAGGATCTATGTATATTTTGGGAATCATGGTTACGGTAGTTTTCATTATGTTTCTATCTTAGTTCGTGCCAAGTCCCTAAAGTGCCAAATATTATATTCGCAGCTTCGCTCCTGTAGTAGACCAGTGCAGGAGTGGTAGGTATTACAGCTTGAACGCTAATGATTTCGCTAATTGATGAAGCCACTGAATTGTCTATTATCAGCCCATCAAAGCGTAGATCTAAAGCGCCAAATTGTGCGCTCGCAGTGCCTCTGATGGCTGCTACAATGGTTCGCCCAGTAAAGTTATTATAATTGGTAAAGGGACTGCGAGCAGAAAGAACATCCACCCACCCCTGCCCGTATCCTAGTGGAGCGTTTCTAGCCTTACAGGCTAGTGTTACTGTGACACCACTGACATTAGGCTGATCTTCAAGAGTCTTGTTTGCAGCAGTCCATATCTTGTTAGCGTGAGCGTCATTAACTTCGACTGAGCCCGGGCTGACAATGTTGGTTACGGTAAACGCCTTGTCGTTATTGCCAGAGGTTGATCCCGTCACCTCAATGACATCACCGACAGCCAGTCCTTCTAGTAGACCGACACCAGTTAGTGCTATCGTGTTGGTTGAGTTGGTAAAGGTTGCTGTGCCTGTGACTGATGGTTCTACAAACTTACCATTGCTAATTATATTACCAGCACCGAACTTAGCATCATACCAAGCGGTTGAACCGTCCTCTTTTAAGTTTCCTGCCCACTGTATTTCTAGGTCGAGGTCATCGACATAAGATCCACTACCAGTTGTCTGGAAGTCTATGATGTCAGTATAAGAAGTGGCGAACTTATTATTTGCTACAATAGTCTCAAGTTTTTCTCCTACTGTTCCCGTGGTCATACGTATAGCACCACCAGAAAGACTTGAGTCATAAGCAACGAAGTTATTACCTATTATTGAATGATTATGGGTGAACAGGGACGCTATACAGCCAGAAAATATATTGTTTGTGATTGAGGAAGTAGCAGACGCGGTTATGTTTACTCCTAATCTCGGAGCCCCGCTGCCATTAATTGGCGTACCGTATTGGTTAGCATTAAACATGCAATTTGAAATCAAACAAGTTTTACTATTTGTTTCTACGCAAGTTGCACAGCTACGGAAGAGACATGACTCAACTCGGGATCTTGCAATTTGAATTTTAACTGCGACGCCTGCCCAATATAAATCATCACCGATTGCAGTAGTATTCACCAAATCCCATTTCTGAAAAGTGCAGTCCTTGACAATCTGACCAGCTCCGTTCCCAATGTATATGCCAATATCGTTATAGTGAGAAAAGTTAACGTTGTCGTAAGTAGCACCCATTGCCAATGATAAAATTAAGTCGTTAAGGTTAGCCGTAGCTGTTGCCTCATCTCCGTCAGTTCCTCCATCAATATTGATGTTTCTGACTGTCACATGATCTGCGTTTGCATTGCAATACAACATATAGGTTGCCCCGGCTCCCGGAGTGGTATCGCCAGCCATTGCCGTTGTAGCTATTAGCGTTCCGTTCTGGAAGATGATTGGTCTGCTTATTAACAATGTGTCAGTTATACGATACAAACCACCAGCAAGGTCGACTACAGCGCATGCGCGGCGAGTGACGATAGTACCGGCTGTAGGACCAGGAAGTAGTAATTCAGCGGCGTCAATAGCGTCCTGTATTGCAGCACGATCATCCGCAACACCGTCACCCACAGTACCGTAATCTGTTACGCTAAAAGTCTCACGTAGCTTGGTTTCTACGTCCCTGTCTACCGCTCCCGTGCCTGCTGCTGTGTAAGCCACTGATTTCGCCAGAGAACTAGTAAGGCCTTCCCATGCTTTACCGTTCCATTTCCATGTTCTGGAACTTGCGGGATCTGTATATATTTCCCCAATAGTTGTTGGGGGTGGAAAATTAATAGCCATATTAATAGTTATTTATAAAATTTAATTGTCAACACCTTCGCCATCTCGCAGACGAGTGACATAAGGAAATCTTGGAATTCCATCTGGAGTTAAGTTAAAATAAGTACAAGTCGCATATGATCCAATATAAGTTTCCTTTTCAACTAGCAGGTTTTTTAGAAACTCATGATTACCTTTAATGTTTGAATGAAATTGAGTTCCATCACTTTTCTCAAGAACCATAAATCCTGCCATATTTGTTTTATTGCCTTTCCCTTCTTCAATAGAAACAATCTTATATTCTGAATCAGTAAAGTCTTTGCGCTTTAAAAGAGAGTTACTTCGCTTACGATCATATTTTGAATTAAGGCGAACCATGCCTCCTTCATATCCAAGTTCAATAAAGTCTTTGTAATTGTTATTAAGGTCTTCTTCAGAATCGTGATAATAAGTTGGAACTAATATAATACCACTTAGTTTATATTCATTACTAAGATTTACCATTTCTTTAAACCTATCAGAAAAGATAGTATCTTCTTCACAAAATCCGTCAACTGGAATAATATCATACCACCAGAACTGAAGTTTATCAGCAGAATCTTTTAGATCTTGTTCAGTTGGTTTTGTCTTTTTAGCTAATGAACTGATTGTATTAAAGTCTTCTTTATACTCATGATTATATAGTTCGCCATCCAATACAAGATTTGGGTAAACTTTAAATATTGGTTCTAATGATTTTAAAATATGTGGAATAGTAACCCATGGTTTTCCATTACGAGACTTTGCTCCATCCTTTGTAATAATAGCTCTCATACCATCGAGTTTTGGTTGAGTATAAACTGGATATTCAATTTTATCTTTTCGATCTTCCCACTTCTTTGCTAGCATTGCTTTAATAAAAAGAGTACTAACATCAACAGATTTTAAATCTGGAGTATAACCGCCATCAACTTTCTTTTTCCATTTAGCTTCTGCTTGGAATTTAGATTGTTCAAGTAAGCCTCTCTCATTTGATCTACCAACATTCATTGCAGTTACAGAATACCATTTTGATGTTGTAATCTTACCGCCAATTTGACCAGAATGAGTTCGGAATTTTCCTTCTTCATATTCAACAGTCCATTCGCGAAGAGCTCCAGTTGTTGCTCTGGAATATAATGTATCTAACTTCATAGTATTATTATATATTATTTATACATAGATGTAAATAAAATTAACTACCGTTATATATACTATATATTTAAAGTTACATGATTAAAAAAAATACTATAGAAAAAATTCCAGTGTTTTTTCACATACCTAAGAACGCAGGAACGTATGTATATAATAAAGCCTTTCATGTGATTAGATTATTAAACACAAAAGATCTAACAACATACAACTTAGCAGTCAAAAGAGAAGGCAAAACTGTATACCGTATAGTTTGCTCTGCAAAAAAAGAGCTGAATGACAAATATAAAGACGCAGGTTGTTGGATTGATAAAAGTGTTGACTATGAAGATCTAGATTTTAATGATTTAACTGTTTATTTTATAGTGGTATGCGATCTTAGTTTTGGTATATACAAAGAAGACATATACAAAAAACTAGACAAAAATACAAAATTTTATGAGTTCTTGGTTTTAAGAGATCCATATGAAAGGGTTTTGTCGCTATTTAGTTATTTAAAATCCTCACAATCCTCCCACGAATCCAAGCACGGTATTTTTGGCGACATGACATTTGTTGAATATTTAAACTCTCCTTATTTAGAGGGTTCTTGGCTTATTAGGACTTTACTACATATACCTAATAAAATACCGATAACTAGTAACGATTTCGAAAAAACCTGCGAAATACTAGACGGGTTTTTAATTGATGATATCACAGGTGTAGATAAACTTATTTCCAAAGTGTTATATACATGTTTAAACGTTAAGGATTGCAGCTTACCCCAACGATTACAAAATGTTATAAAACCTTTTTCAAATAAAACAAAGGAAAAGATTACGTATGATTTTAATTGTTTGAGCGAGGAAACTAAAGACAACTTCAACAACCAAACAAAGTGGGATCAATTATTATTTAACAAATATAAAAAAATATAAAACAATGTACATAACACCTAAAAAAAATATAGACATAAATGATTGTCGATTTTACCATACATTTAACTTTGATGGTAAAGACAAAATCAATGCGAAATGGGATCTTACAAACTGTATAGACGATTACCTTAGTAATTTTGATTTTAAAGGAAAGCGCGTAATTGATATTGGATCTGCTTCGGGTTACTTATCTTTTGAAATGGAGAAGAAAGGCGCTGATGTTGTTTCTTTCGATATGCCAGATGGTAGTTATTGGGATCACTTAATATATCCAGGCTATAATAAACCTAAATCAAAACCATCAGAAAGTCTTTTTAATAGTTATGAATATATTCATGAAAAACTTTCATCTAAAAACAAAATATTTAGAGCCAATATTTACGAACAGCTCCCTGATGAGATTGGTTATTTTGATGTGGCCGTTTTTGGAACCATGCTTTCTCATGTACGAGATCCAATTTTAACCTTAATGAATATACTTCTTAGAGTTAAGGATCATGCTATCCTAATAAATCCATTTCAAAATGAGAAACCGACTATATACAAAAACCACAACGGAAAAACATGGTGGATGCTATGTCAAGAAGATATTGAAAAAATAATGTTTGATATTGGATTTCAAATGGAAAAAGTTACAATAGTCAAACCAATGTTTGATGGAACTCCAAGACTTTACAAATCTATTTTATTTAAGAGATGCTCATATCACATAAACACAAATTCATAACAATTGACATACCCAAGACAGGAACCAAAACTCTAAGGGAGACATTTTTACCTGTTATTCCTATTGATGTTATTGGTAATCCTGGCGATTATCTTGATGATTTTTATCAGCATAGCACAGTGAATGCTTGTGAAAGAGGATTTAAAAAACGCGGTTGGGATTTTAATCAATATACCACCTTTTCGACTCTAAGAAATCCTTGGGAAAGATATGTATCTTTCCTTATGTATAAAATAAACAAAGGCAATGAATATAAAAACGCCACGGAAGAAGAGCTTAAAAATTGGAAACCTCTAAAAAGACTTCAGGGTAAAGAATGTGGCAGAGTATTTGATAACTTCAATAGAAATGAAGTAGAGTTTTTAAAGTTTATCATAAAAACAAACCCAAGTCAAGACAATTATGTTTTAGATAGTAACGATGAGATCGCTATAGATTTTCTTGGCAACCTTGAAGATTATAATAATCATTTTTATAAATTCTGTGATGCGGTTGGTATAACTTCAATCCCAAAACTTAAACACTCTAATAAAAGCTCATATAAAAAACCACATACTGAATATTACACTCAAGAGTTAATAGACATGGTTGCAGAGAAAGAAAAATGGGTAATAGATAAATTCAATTATAAGTATAACTAATTAAAAATGTTAATTAATAATAAACATAATGTAGTTCTACACTTTGACAGGCTCGTTTTTAATATCGGAAATATACCAATTGTCTTTCCATCGTAACCAACTAATAACGTTATCGGTATCTCCATCACATTCGATTTCAATAATATCTCCAGTCTTTGGATTCTCAGAAAAAGATAATAGATATTGATTAACAATGACCTCTTTTAGTTTTTCCTTTATTGAATTAATTTTTCTTTTACATTCCCAAAAGTCATATGATTCAAAACTAGAACAATCTCTAGGAAAATATGAAATAATCGAATAGGGATATTCCTCGCTCGTCATTATAACGCTTAGTTTATCAATTGAGATTTCCATTACCAATCTGCGTTTTTTCCACGAGTGTCTATATGTACAAACCCTCGATAAGTTCCTATGCCGCCTTTAAACGTTTTGTTATCTCTTAGTACTCTAGCGGCTTTAGCAACTCGCCAAGAGCTTTTATTAAATACAACATCAACGGCTTGATTCGTCATATGGTATGATCCTATATTACCATGAACTGCTTTGTTATATTCGGGACTTCTATATGCTGAGACTATCTCTTTAACCGGTAATCCAACCTCATTACATAACTTATCAATAACCTTAAGTGTTGGGCCAACCTTCTTCCATAACTTCTTTGGTGGTATAGAATTTCTAACTCTACCGCGCGTTTTAAAGTGTGGAGCAATTACCATTCTTGGAGTTATATTTTTTAAGTTTAATTTTAAAATATAATTCGCATATCTATAAACATCATTATTTAAAATAAACCATTCATCAGGAATTCCTTTTACTTTTTTATTGTAATCTTCATGACGAATAAAAGCACTACCTACTGGTAAATTACTAATAAATAAACTTGAACTTGTTAAACCAAATAACTTTAAAAATTTACGTCTAGGTTTGTTCATAACTTTATTTAGTACGCTCTATAATTTCTTTTTCTATACTACCAATAATCTTTTTATAAGTAGGAATTAAATAAAGAGCCTTTACTCCAAACTTTTCATCTAATTCTTTCGCAGTCTTTTTATTACTTAATTCTTTTAATCGTTTTTTATGGTCTTCTAGATCTATCCTTAAATCTTTTAATGATGTTTTCATAATGATATATTTATTGTTATTTAAGATCCCTTCGGGAACCTTCGGGGTTTAGTTTTTAAACCTTTATGGTTTCTTTAATAACTCATAGTTATATTATACACTAAGAATAGAATTATGTAAATAAAAAAATGTAATTATTTTAAATACTTAAAGTTTAAAATCTTTTTATCTTCCATTCTTTTCCAAATCGCGGCAACTCCAATTTGTTTAGAACGAGCTGTGCTGCTCCACTTTCCATCTGAGACATATTTCCCAGGCTTTTCAATAGAAGTCTTAGCATAAAGATATGGCGAAGGTGTAGATCTATGGTACCTCCAATAGCCAGTTCCATTATAACCTTCAACTGCCCAAAGAGTATCAAATAAGTATGCCCAACGTTTTTGACCCATCTTATCATAGCTTAATGCGTCCTGCGCACTTTCTACCCACGTAAATGGCGGAGCGCTGGTTTTAGGTCTACCTTTTGGTACCCAACGAGTTCTACCATATAATGGAGACCCTTCATGTAAATGGTGTTTAAATGATCCACCACTTTCCATATTATGAAGGCTGGCAATAACATACCAAGGAACATCTGTTCTACTATCAACACACTTATATAGTTTTTGATTTAATAAAATGCGTCTAACAACTTTATCAACTTGTGGTATATATTGCTTCTTAACTTCTGCATTAAGAAAACGCTGTACACGCAAGTCCGCTCCCTGCTCGAAAGCAGGAAGGGACCCAGTTAGTAAAGTCAGTACAATTAAAGTAATGAAGAAACGCATAGTAGTGTAACAGCGTAAGATACGAATGTTGCAAACCAATAATGTAAAAGCTCAGGCGTTGCTGTTTTTAATTTCAGTAACTCTTTAACTTTTCCACTCTCGGCGAGAGCCGCCGCCTCATTGAAAACGAGGAAACGAATAATCGGCGCAATAACGATAACTGCACTCGTAAGAACACCGGCATAAATGAGTTCAGCAAAAGGTGCATCGCTCAGGCCTGTGTACTTTAAAATCAGCATAACCAGTAGAATAATGGCGACGCCTTTACTCCATAGTAACTGAACAACCGATTTTGTTTTATTCCAAAATCCGGTTAATAACGGACTAATTAATTTTAGTAATGTATTCATATTTGTTTGTTTGTTTAAATGAGCCACTCGGCCCTAATATCATCAACCATATTAAATGATTGAGATATAAAAATTATCCAATAAGAGCTTTAGCGATTCTTCCTTGAGGAGACCACATACCAAGTCCGCCTAAGAACTTAACTAATATCCATCCGCCCAATCCCCAAACAATCCACTTATACTTGGTTAGCTTATGATACTTGTCTTTATAGCCTTCAGCTTCTTTTAACTTTTTTTGTAAAGATTTGTTATGAGCAAGCATGGCAGCTTTATGTTGTTCTTGTGCTGCTATCTGAGCTTTTGCTTTAATAAGTTCTGCTTCTGTATTCTTAAGAGCAACTAACTGTTTCCTTAGTGCAATACCAGTTATGGTTAATTCTCTATCAAGTACAACAATATGCTGAACATATATCTGCCTTAAGTTTTCAATGTTTTCAGCAAATTCAGACTTCTTACGTCTCATTACTTCAACCAAAGATTCAATCTCTTTAGCATGTATCTTTGCTTTCACTATTTCTGCCTGTGCGGTGGTGACGGCTTGTTGAGCAGTGAAGGAAAAACCAGTTGCAGCACCTAAGCTCTCTGTTGCTCCACCAATATCTATTGCTCCGCCTTTTCCAGGGTCGCCTTGTTCTGTTTGTTTAAAAAGAGCACAAGACGTCATTATCAGTGTTAATGAACTGACGATCATTAGTCTTAATAAGACTTTATATGAAGTTGTTTTCATAGTATTTTTATTTATATGTTTACGTTTTCTCTGAAGGGTGAATTACTATGGATATTCCATCTTTAATTGTTCAATTGAAATACTTTCTTTGGATTTGTTTTCATACCATCCTTTTCCAGTATATACATTAAGAACATCGTCAAAGTATTTTTTGTACCTTGGCCGTATATTATCTATACTAAAATTATTTGCCCATTTTCTACAATCGCCGCTTTTAATTTTGCCATCATTAACATTATGAACCGCTTCAACAAAATCGCTCATTGTTCTACATCTATAACCAGTTACTCCATGTAAATTGTTTTCAGAAAAAGCTCCCCAATCTGTAGTTATTGTTGGAGTGCCACTAAATAAGTTTTCAATTTGTACTCCACCAAATGGTTCATAATACATTGATGGTAAAAAAGAACCTTTTGCATTTGCCATTAATTCTTTTCTTTTATCAACTCCAGCATACCCAATATACTCAACGTCATCTGGTAGTTTATATCCTTTTTCTTTTTGGCCTGCTATTACTAATTTTACTCCAGCTCTTTTGCTTGCTTCAATTGCAATTTTTACACCCTTGCCATCATATACTCTACCAAGATAAAGAAAGTAATCTTCCTTTTTTTCTTTATATTCAAATTGTGTTTCATCAAAATAATTTGGTATGACAACATCATACCAATTAGGGTTACAATTTAAAACCATTTTATTACCGCCACAGGCGTGCATTATAGCATAAGACTCCCACACCTTCCATTTAGCGAAATGGCCTTCACCATAACCAATCCCAGGTTCTACAACAATAGCTTTCTTTTCTTTTTCAATTAAACCACAAACAGATCTAACTCCAGATCCCCAAAAAGCTAAAACAAAGTCATTCTTTTTTAATCTTTTATTTAATTCACGAAGAGTATTTTCATAGAAGGTTGTATAAGCATGATCATTATTATTAAACTTAAAAAATTCTTTTCTCCAATCATGAGAGCCATATGCTTTTTGTAAATCATCATTGGTTGTAACAGTAATATGTTCATCACAACAAACATTACTATCTTCATGGCCATAATGAAATACTTCAACACCGGGTTGCCCGGTAAACATTTTACCAAATTTTAATACTTTGGCGGTATATGCACAGGCCGTATATTCATCATTGGTAACCGTATGTGGTATACCCAATAAATGGAATCTCATAATTACTGAGATGTTCCGTTGTAAATATTATCAAGGAATGCTTGGAATTGATTAATTTTTTCAATTCGGTTTGGCCAATAAATGTAATCCTTACTGCTATCTTTTTCTAGATTTTCTAATAAAGGTTTAATTGCAGCAAACATTTTATCTAAACGCTCCTGTGCACTGCTGGCTTCAGTTGTTGCTTTTGTCACAATATCCAATTCTTCTTCGTTTACCGCAGTAAAACCAAAATCTTCAAATGTAGCAAAATTATTTACTATTTCTTCACTCATAATTCTTTTAGTATGTTTTGTATTGATGTTATATCTAGTATACCAACGTATACATTTTCCATTTCATATTTGTTTTTTGTTACTAAGATTGGTAAATGCTCAATATTGTTTCCTTTTTCTCTTAGTCTTCTAACTTCTTTAAAAACTAAGATAGGATCAACATCACAAGTTGTTAATGTATATTCATATTGAAAAGCTTTACAACCCTTTTGAATTTCATCTAAATAGTCGTCGCATCCTCCGCAACTCCAATCTAAATAAACATTTACCGTTTCCATAACCGATATATTATATATCTGCTTAATTATAGTTCATAATATAAACATCCCATATACTGGAACTAAATTCGAACCGCTATCAGCAATTCAACATTGAATTGCAACACTCTTGAATAACGTTATACAACAAACGCGATTTGTTTACTAGTGCCGTCAGGTAGTGTTAGGTATAAATCGCCGGTGGTATTTTCTACCCATAACTGGCACTTTCCTGCCTTATTAACGTCTGCTGCTGCACGTTGTTTTATGTATACAGTTCCCTGAACATCCAGACTTGGAGCAAAAGCTGTATCCGCTGCATCGGTTACGGTGCCCGTGCCTCCTAATATTACAGAGCGATCATGCCCAGTCTGAATTGTGTTTGTAGTTCCCCCAATTATGACCGCTCCAGTTGCGCTTTCGATTATGTTTGTATCGCCTCCAAGAACCGATGAATGCGCTGTTGCTGTTGATGCCGTTCCCGCTCCGGCTAATCCTACAACGCTGTTGATTGTTCCAACAGCACTCGTATATTTCGTGTTAAGAGTTGTGGCTGTAGACCCAAGTCCTTCAGATTCTTGCCCAATCACAATTTGACCGAAGCCTCCAATCGCAGAGCTATCGTTGCCAGTGACTTGATTTTCACGCCCTCCATAATTTACCGAGCGATTGCCGCTTACTACGTTTACAACTCCTCCAATAGAGCAAGCTTGATTGCCCGTGGCAACGTTGTTGTTGACTGGATTAGTAGGGTGCAAAGTTACAATCCTGCCTACACTAATATTGTTTAGCGTGGTCGCTCCGTTAGTTGTAACGGAATCAAGAGTCGGGTCTGCTGGTTGTAAAGCTGAGTCAAGTGCTGTTTTGTCGCCATCAACAAATGCTCCCTCAGCGGGTTTCACTTGCAGTCCAGAAAGGTCTTGGTCACCGCTAATATAAAGTAACAAAGCTGTGCCAGTGTAATAATACTTCATAGTTATGACGTCACCGACTGTGAGGCTGTCAAAGTCAATAGGGTCTCCACTTATAACTATGTTAGGAGAGCCGACTGTCATGGAATAAGTAGCCGATCCGTCAGTCGAAAAAATTATCATCCCCGAATCTCCCTCTGCTGCATTTGTGATTGCAATAGAAGTTACGCTTTCAGTCAATATCGTCTTTACGATCTCTCCCGCTGTATAGTCAAAAGAAAGAACGCCCGATGTTGTTTGTACACCTTGAATTTTCGTTTTTGATTGCCATGTGCCTACACCAGTTGCATCTGATGTGAGGACGTAATCATCGGTTGCTCCTGTTGGCAATTTGAATTCTGTCTTGATATTTAATTTGGAAACGTATGCAGTATCCGCTGCATCGGTTACGATGCCCGTGCCTCCTAATATTACAGAGTGATCATGCCCAGTCTGAATTTTGTTCCCCTCTCCTCCCACAATAGCTGAATGGGTTGCGTTTTCAATTATTGAGGATTCCCCACCTAATGTAAGGCTGTGCTTTGCTACTGAGTCAGTAGCAAGTGAGGTTGCAAGACCTACCACATGATTAGCTCCCCCTACTGTGTTAGTGAACTTTGTGTTTAGGGTAATATTTGTTCCTCCAAATCCTTCTGACTCGTTTCCTCGGACAATTTGATTTGTCCCTCCAAAGGCTGAAGATTCGACTCCATTTGCTTGGTTTATTCTACCCCCAAAAGTTCCAGATCTAGCCCCCGCTGCTACGTTACCTGTGCCTCCAATAGACGCACTGCTACTACCAGAGGCGATATTGGTGTTTGCTGGATTAGTTGGATGCGCTGTGGCAATTTTGCCAACAGTAATATCGTTTAGCGTGGTTGCTCCGTTTGTTGTGACTGATTCGAGAGTCGGGTCAATAATTCCTAGGTTTGTCCTTGCTGCTGCATTGTCAGCACTCTTTAAAAGGTTGTCTATGTCTGTGGTTACGGTTACATTTGCCATGATATTTTATTTGTTAAGGTTGTTTGTATATGGAAATTCCATCGGGTTGTAAATATTTAAAGCCAGTTGGCGAACGATATTCATCGTTTATTAATACTGGTGATACTGCTGGAAGATGATCTACAACCGATGTTACCACGGCTTTTACTGCAGATACAGATACAGCACTAGAAACTGTTGGTTTATTAACCATAATTATTAATCTTTTATTACTATATTAACGGCAACTGCCGCCGTTGCTCCAGTTACTCTATATCGTATTAAGCATTTACCCAAAGAAAGCGTGTGAATTTCATCTTCAGTAATTTCTAAAATAGTACCATCACCTTTTTTCAATGTGATATAAACCGGAATTGTGTCTGTACCATTAAAAGAAGCTTCTACCGTTAAAGTGCCTCCACCAAAATCTCCATAAAAAGCAAAAGTTGACTCTGCTGATCTATATCCATAAACATCAGATTCAATATCTGCGCCTGTACCTGTAACTGTTTGTGTTGCCATATTAATTATTATTTATATATTTATTTATATACTGTAGCTAAGCCCTCATTTAATAGTAGATCATTTATATTAGTATAATCTCCGTTTTCGTTTTGAATGAATATTGTTGCTAACCAACGTCCATATTTTCCAGATTTATCTTTATAAGATTTAATAATAATTTCCTTATCATCAATTAAATCTCGCAAACGATCGCGCGCTATTAAACCATCTTGTCTTTCTTCACCACGAAGTTCAGGCGTGTCAATTCCATAAAATCGAATCTTCTGATTTCTCATCCATGTATTAAACCCTAAGTCAATATCAACGGTAACAGAATCTCCGTCATACACATAAACAACGTGTGCCTTATAGTGGTAAATTTGATCAAGCATATTAAAGCATGATAATGGGATAGTATATAATACTGCCCATTATCAAATAATATTTATTCTACGATAGTTACAGAACCATCTTCGGCGGTTTCTGTAGCCGGCTTTAATGCAACTTTAGCCATAATCTCATCAAGGTCTTCTTGACGACGACCGGCTAATGCGGTACCAAAAAATGTAATCAGCTCTTCATTGAGTTCAAAAATTTCGGCGGCGTCAGTTCCAATCTCGGCTAAAACTGCCGCTGGATCTTCAGCAGACCAAACGAGGTCCCAACCGTGATGCCAAGATCTAATTAATTGATACGCCATCTGCGAAGTGGCGCGTTTAACTTGCCTTGCAGAACGTTCCCCATTTGATAAAACAGGACTTCTTTGATTTTCTAATATGCTCATTATGCTTATATATTATTGTTTATTATTAGTTTTATATCCGTCGTAACATAACGAATATAAAACTATTTATATAAAACTATTTATAAACAATCTTCAAAGCATTGAATGGCTAATTGGGTTTCGAGTTTATATGCTTCTTTTTCCCAAGGCATATCATCATATTTAACTGTATCTTTAAATATGGTTTTTTTCCATTTAATTTTATTTAAAGAAACATCTTTAATTTCAAATTTAGCGTATTGTTTAAGATGTACCAATTCATGACAAAGAGAAGTCACAAAATCAAACAAACGCAATCTTTTATCAACCTCAATATTAAATTCCCGATGTTTGTCATCCATCGCTACACAATAGCCATAAGCTTTTGATGTTTTATAGCAATCAATAATATCAACAGTAATATCTAACGTTTTATAACGAGGTAAATATTTCTTTAAAAACCAATCCACCGTCTTTTGAGCAATTTCTCTGCGATCTTTTGATGATCCATTTATTTCTATATGATTCATACGTTAAGGTTTATCAATATAATCTTCGTCTTGAGCCTTTAACATATCATATGCTAAAGCGATAAAAAACCAAATTAAGCTGATAATCCATATAGAAACTAGGCAAGAACCTAAAGTTATTAAAATTTGTAAAGTTGTCATAGTGTTTTATTTAAAAGGTTTGCCCTGTGAATCATTGCTTACGCTATCACTCTTAGCCGGAGCCAGCCACAGACTACAGTAACGTAGTAGCCTTTACGTTCGAAATTTTTACCAGCTTGATGAATAGTATATTTTATTACCTTTTTTAAACTCTTTACGAGCTTTATCTATAAATTCTAAATCCTGTCTAAAATTATATTCATCTCGTGATGTATCGGATCCAAAAAAGAAACCTGCGGTGACTGGTAGTTCCTTTAGTAGAACGGCTTCTTCCAGCATATCAATCTCATCTTCAATAAGTTCAATTTCCACACAATTAAAACTTTCCTTACCACCTTTATGATTAACATAGATTGAAGCCATCCAGCCTTCAAGAGCATTATGCTTTCGCCAATATTGCAATTCAATTTCATTGCCGTCTTTATCCTTTGTGTATCCTGTTTGATCTAATCCCATAATAATTTAAAGTTCAATTTGTAATATACTATTTGCCTGATTCTTTTTAAAGGCATCCCACATTTCTTTATCATCCCAATCTTCTAAATCGATTTTCTCATGCGTGAGCTTTCGTGCTTTTAGAATCTTATACCGATGTTTCATTACTTCTTCGATATTGATTTTTTCCACATCAATTTTAAAGCTAACCAGCTCACTTATATCCATTGTCATAATTTAGTTTGTAATTTTTGATTTAATATCAAGAGTAATAAACTCAGGTTCGCGATAAAAAGGGACGATATCAATAATCTCGCAAAGATTCCAACTGCCTTCTTTATTATACTTAGCGTGAAATGCTTCTCTAATAGACTCATCGGCATAATAAAAAACATGCTCGTCTACTTCGGCAACAAAATCCATGCCACCTTTATTCTTATATCGGCCATGGCCTTCGACACCTACATGGTCTTCACAACCATACCATTCTTTGTATTGCGTTTCAATTAGTACTTTCATAATATATTAGTTTAGTTAATTTAGAGAACATTTACACTTTCCAAATCATTAACGGTCGGCAGAGTCAGCCTATATTGAATTAGGTCTTCAATAATCTCATCAAGGATTTCGCGATTATGTTGGCATTTCAATTGCTTATTTGTAATGATATGGCCTTCAACAATATCCATAACTTCTTCAGGAATTTCATAATGAACTTTATCACTTACATTCAAATTGTGACTTACGCGCTCAACGTCTGCAGCTTCGAAAAACACGTCTGCTTCGTATTCGTTGTCTTCGTGCCCAACCCATATCTTTACTTCGGCAATGAAGTACTCAGCTTTATAAATCATACCTGTCTCGATGTGGCGAACTGCGTCACCTTTATTAATGTCTTCGTTTTTCATAATATAATAGTTTTAAAATTTTTAGTAATTACCAAGCGGGATAAACGGCCATTGTCGAAAAGCTTTCTTCCATTTTTTCACGTTCCTTTTTCAAAATAAATTCGCGCTCCAGTTCATCTTCAATCAGCATTTCCGCTTTAAAGGCGGCCAAATCATCGAGAGTAAGACCGTGCTGTTCAGCAAATTTGAAGTCGGTTGCGGTAAATGTAATAGTTGGATTTATCATAATGTAGTGGCGGTTGGCTTGTTTCGTGCCTTCCTTGTAGATATATTATACCATAAAATAGCGCATTTGTAAATAAAATAATTCACAAAATGCACATTTTGTTCTGGAACCCCCGTAGAATATAGGGTTTCAAACTCTCCAAAAACAGAGATTTTTAGGCTAAAATACGCATCTGTGCATATTTAGCAGAATATTATACTTACCGACGACGGCATTTATGTATAATTGGCATCGTGCGCCATGCAAAAAGAGGTCTTCCATAATAGTCATATCCGACTAAGGTCCACTTAATATATATCGGACATCTACAAACTGGGTCATACCCAACTAGCTTTATATTTACATTTTGACCATTACTATTAAAAGTATTGTAATAACCATGTACTGTATCTGTTAATATGAAACCGAAACATAGTATAGAAATTAGTATTAAAAATGATTTCATTTGTCAGTAGTTTCTTTAACATTAAAGCTTTTAAGCATTGGAGATCCTAATGCTCCTTGTGGGAATGATGAAACTCTTGCTTCTAAGGTTGATATTCTATTTGAAAAATCCAATAGTTGGCTTTTAACATTTTGATCGCTTACCCAGATTTGATCTTTCAGAGCTTTATTTCTTTCAGCGGAGGCTTCATTCTCAGATTTAACTTGTTGCTCAAGCTGAGCTAGTCTCATTGACTCTTGAACTTCTTTTGCGATTCGTCCTTCCATAAAAGTATACATCGTAAGAGATGCTACTAATATACCAATCAAAAATGTAATAGTACCAAAACTAATATAATTAGCATTCTTTTTAGCGGTATCAGATGCTTCACTCATAAAATTATTTATATAACTTTAATTTTTAAACAAAAAAAATGCGGTTATTACACCGCATTTAAAATAAAGATTTACTAAAACTATTAAAAATTCATTTTAGGGGTTTTCTTTTTAACTACTTTATTTTCAGCCGCGGCTTTTTTAGTAGTAGATTTCTTTTTAGTAGATTTCTTTTTAGTAGATTTCTTTTTAGTAGATTTCTTTTTTGCTTTAGGATCAACTCCTTTACAAAATTCGCATCCGCCGTTTAGCTCTTTACTAAGTTCTGCCGGATTTACCAATAAATGCGCACCGCAAACAGAACATTCAAATACCTCTTGTTCAACATTTATATCAGCCCATCCTCTACCAAAGATCGCACGTGACATCCGTTTCCATAGGCCTTTAATACCTTTATTATTTTTTTCTTTTTTCATATCTATTTTATTTATAATTTGCTATTAATATATGTGTGATCCCAATCAACAAATTTAGATTTTATTTCATGGTCAATTTCAACGTTATCAATCACGTGTTCTTGAATAATAGAAATTATTTTATTTAATGCTGATGCTGCTTCCATAGGCTCTAAAGCTGCGCCGTTTTCTAATCGAACTTGTTTCCATAATGGCGAAGCTGAACGAGCCGCAACACTGCTTCTATCTTGAGAACCCTTTCCTGCGTCTGAATGATTATAGTTTGTCATTTCAAATTATTTATTCAATTTCTTTTAACTTAATTTTTCTTCTATAGAATGGTTTTTCACTTGCATCTGCAGCAATAATCCATCCAGTTTTTAGTTTCGTAAATTGCCAATCTTTACCCAAACCAAATCGGCCAACCTTATAATAAACACCAAGGACTCCTCTTTCGGTAAGGCCTTCAACGATGGTTTCTTTATTACCATCTTTAATTATCCATTTTCTTTTTTTAAATACTTTATTCTCGTTCATAGAATTATTATATCATAAATTTATACATATGTAAACAATAAAAATTATTAATCGCACGATTGGCCATAAACTTCGGGTAAACATACATATGATGATACTACATATTTAGGACCAGAGATTGGTGTAGCTCCCATATGAGGAAACATAAAGAATGGCGGAAAGCATACAACGCTCCCAGCTTTTGGTTTAACGCTTAACGTTTTTCCATCTCCAAGATCAAATATAGTTTCGCCGCCTTCTTCTACATCATTAAGATACCAAAACATAACGAGAGCACGTCTCATTGATTCAACACTTGCGCTATCAATATGCCAATCAAATTTACCTTTATTAGGTTCATATCGTTTAACTCTTGGCGCTTCATAATCATTAAACCTTTCATAACAAGAGAATCTTTGTTTAAGGTTATCACATGTCTCATCAAAATACTTAAAGTTTGCATGTTGCATATATTGAATAAACTTAGAAGTAATATTCTCATTATATGCTGGATGGTCTATCATATTGATTTCAGAGAACCTCATAAAATCAGTATCACGACTTACTTTTAAATCGTCATCATCATTAATAGAATCATATGTACCGATAATATCTTTACATAACTTCTTTGGTAGAACGTTATCAAGAACAATAATATAATCTTCGATTGTTTTCATAATAAAATAGTTTTAATATTAACTAGGTTTACTTCCTATTGCAATTGTGGAAGAATATTGTTTACCTTTATATTTAAAGTTCATTTCATCATGACCAAATATATTTTCGCTGATATTTAAAAACTCAACGTCATCTACATCAACCCATGTGTTTTTCTTTTTAACATATACCCAAGCCGACTTTACTTTTTCTTTACTCATTATTTTTTATGTTTTCCCCAAGATAGCTTTCCCAATATTCTGACAAAGATATAAAAAAACGTAGCACAAATTTCGAAGAATGCACTTCCATTTGATTGCCTTATCATATTTAATAAAAACTTAACATCAGATTCTTCTCTAGTAATGTCTTTAGATATATAATCCAAATCATGAATTTTACAACTGGCATTAAACTTAAAACTTAAAATCTTTCTAATAAATTTTGGTACCCACCAAGCTCCACAATAATATTTTTGTTTTTCAGGCTGCATTATATATCTATTTATTAAAAGGTAGGGGCGGTAGGACTTGAACCTACGGCCAAAGAATTATGAGTTCTCTGCTCTAACCAACTGAGCTACACCCCCTTTTTTTAAATTATTCATTTACAAATTCTTTTAGAATATAATTTTGCAACACCTTCTTTGTATAAGGACCTCCATTATAACAATAATCAAACACTAAATCTAAATAATGTTCATTGGTATCTTGCAATTCAAGAAGCAGTTCACCATACAACTTTTCCTGAAGATCGCCTAATTCTTGAATTGACTTTGCATACTTGTCAATTGACTCCAATCGCTTATTTACTTCTGACTTATTCATAATTAAAAGTTAAACCACTTGGCTAACCATAGATATATTATATACTATTTTTACGCAAATGTAAATAATATTATGTTGGTAAATTATCAGAAAATTTACTTCTTAAATCCTGAACCGCAGGATCATCTGCATTATTTTCTAAAAATGAAACATATGAATAAGCTTGGTTATATCTAATAGCTTCATCCCAAGCAACGCGTTCCTGAGCGGCGAAACCGTCAAAGCTACTATTTATTGAAGATACTAAGTTTTTCGCTGCAGTTATAATTGCTTTTGCGGCATTTATGTTTGTTGTGGTTGTTTGCGAAGCCGTACCACCATTAGAGATAGCGCTAACTAAAGGCTCTTGCGCATTTATCTGAGATATCCAACCTGCTAAGTTTCCTACGTCGTCCGCCCAAGTTTGTCTGCCTTTATAAAAAAAGGTGTCTTGTTCATCTGGTAGCGGTAAGTTACTTTCTGTAAATATCTTTATTTTTGTCTTATCTCCGCCAGTTAAAACATTGGGTGTAATTTTATAACTACTAAAGTTGTCAGTACTAGGATTTTCTTTCCACCAATCATTATAATGAAGTTGTGCTGCAGCATTCATATCATCAATGGTATCTCCTAAAAAACCAATCTCATTATGATAAGCGTCAATAGCATCAATCACCGTTGTGTTTGGTGGTTCTCCTCCAGATAAACCATTTGTAAAAATACCGATTTTTGATGTGCTTACGCTTTTTAAATTATTAAGCGGGACGTTTAATGTCCTATACGGATATGCCGCATCATTTTCATTATAAACGGATTCTACTAATTCATATAATGTTGCCATAACTAAATATATTTATATACCAAACAGTGACCAACCGTGTGTAGCAATAGCGTTTAATATAATAAAGACACATGTAATCATATTAAGTAATATCCATACACTTCTTACAATAGCAACGCGATCGGCTTTACGATTATCAGTATAAGCTTTCTGCCCAATTGATTTACACCATAATTCCCACATAAACTTATTTATACTTCAGCTTCCAGAAATTTCTTATCATCTTTAATTTTACAGATAGCTTTATCTTTAGATTTTATTTCACATTCCCAAGTAACATCTTTGTTTAATTGAACAACAGCTGGGACATGAGTAAAATAATCTGCGTGCTTATTAGATCCATCTATACCTTCGCTCCAATGGAAAACTGGTGTATGTACTCCCCAAGTTCCTTTGAATAACTTAGCCCATTGATCTGAATATGGTATTGACGAAGGATTACATTGGTCATGAAGGTTATCATAAACAAATGGAATAAAACCATTAAACGTATTATATAAGTTTTCGCATGACCAATACCCTTTGTCTTCGTTTTCTAATACTAAACGATTCTGAACTCCTTTGGAACACCGCCAAAAGCCTTCACAAAATCTATCAAAATACTGAGTGGTAAATTCTTCTACGCCTGGCGATCTATTTAGATGTAAACACATTGGCGAACTATAATCAGATTTGCAACCTAGCCAATCAAGAACTTGACTCTCATGATTTAATTGAAGTATACTTCGACGAATAGTATCTTCACTAAGACTTGCTAATACGTTAAATTGAGAAGGATGGCAACTTAAAGTAATATCATATTGTCGAGCAAGATCTCCTGCTTTTCCTAACCCTGATATAATAGAATCAATATCTGGAAGATCTTCATATGATAATTTTAAAGTCTCATCCGTGACAAGAGGAAATATACTGCTGCTTACACGAAGATGACCAATTCCATTTTCATGGCATGTCTGAATCGTTTTAGATAAGACTAAAACATTATGTGCAATACGAGCCGATAGCTCAACCATACTTACGGCTCTATCTTCAGTTAAAAACCTTTTACGAGTCATTGCTCGACTATGCAGTTTTTCTTTTGAACGGAGGATCTCACTAATACATACTAAACCTAATCTCATATAATTATTATATCACATAAACTAGCATTTGTAAATAATAAAATAAGATATTATATATTAGTTTAAATCAATGATTTCAATAGCATTAATTGCACAATTTTCTACATTATTAATAAATTCAATTGTTAATAATTCGTTATTAGTAGAGATATTAAAGGATTTTGTTATTCCTTTATATAATATACTGCCCGCCTCAGCAAATCTATCAAAATCAAGTAATTTGGTCACGCCATTAATTTTAACTTGAAACAAGCGTTGCCCTGCGCTAGTAATCCCATTGAATAATTCAGCAAAATATAATCTGACTTCATACTCACCATTTGATACTGGAAAATTATAGGTCATTTCATCATATCGTTCAGTATGAATAACCTCTTCAGGCGTTGATGTTGGTACTGAAGAATCAAAAGTATAAGTCGGCGTACCACCGGGAGTGAATATGTTATTAGAGGCAGCTGTTAGATATGTTGTATTAATTGTATTATCCGCTTCCCAATCCATATAATTATCAATGGATGTTGCTAATGGACCTCCACAATTAATTCTATAAATAACATATGTGGCGCCCGCAAAGATAAAGTTGTTAGCCAGCGCGTTTTCTATAGTCGCTAGATCCAATAGTTCGTCATCCCAAATAGGGTTCCCGTGTAATTTAACTCGGTTTTGATAAGCTTCTTTTTCAGGATCTCCTTTAACAAATTGGGAAATATCTAAAAGACTTCCTTCGGAAAAATTACAATCAGACCAATCATTTACTCCTGATATAGTAAGCGTCTTTGGATCCAAAGGATAAAACCCAGTAAGGTTAGTACATCCTCTTAAGTTTAAAGTATGCTTTGTATTATATCCACTGCCTAAAGCTAAG